AAGCTGAAAAGAAAATTGACGATTTTGGAAATCCTAATGAAGATCCTACACTAGGTCAAAATGGTTTTGCTAATATTCAATTCCAATGGGACAGGCATCCAGAACGTGATGAAAAATGGGCTCAAGAAGAAAGAAGTAAAATTGGAGAAGAACGTTTTAGACGTGAACATGAATGTGAGTTTATTATTGCTGATGAAACGTTAATTAGCCCGTTAAAATTAGTAAACATGAAAAGTCAAGATGCTAAGTTTAATCTTGGTCAAGTTAGAGTGTATGACAAACCTGAGGCATCAGCATTTGTAATTGGTTGGGATCCTAGTCTAGGAACTGGTGGCGATATGGCCGCAATAGAAGTATACCGGTTACCAGATGTTGTCCAGATTGCAGAATGGCAACATAATAAAACAGACATACAAGGACAGTTACGACAGTTAGTTAATATGTTACGTTGGTTAGAAAGTGAATGCCCGGATGCAGAATTATATTGGTCAGTCGAAAACAACAGTATTGGTGAAGCGTCATTAATATCTATTAAAGAATATGGGGAAGAAAATATTCCCGGTAACTTTGTGCAAGAAGTAAGAAAACCAGGACAAAGTAAAGGAAGAAGAGGATTTAATACAACACACAAAAGTAAGATAACTTCATGCATGCGTTTAAAGAGTTATGTTGAAGGTGATAAGATGACTATTAAAAGCCATAACTTACTTAGGGAAATGAAGAACTTTATTGCAAGGGGTTCGAGTTTTTCGGCTAAAGACGGCGAAACTGATGATTTAGTTATGTCTACAATACTTGCTTTGCGGATCATTGAAGTAGTTATGGCATGGGATATGCCAACTTATGAATATTTAATAAATAGTGATACAGAAGAAGCAATTAAGCCTATGCCGATTGGCTTCTTATAAGGTAAATAACAATATGACAATCAAAGATAATATATCAGGAGATTTAGTAGGAACATTATCAGGCCTTAGCCATAGTGTTGCACTCCGAGACAAAGAAGGTAGAGCAACAGTTAATGCTGAAGATGCAGTATATCTTTATATTAAAGATAAGGCTACATTAATACTAGTTAAGCATGATATCAAAGAAATTGAAATTTGGTATGATCCAAACGAAGCTGATATTGAATGGATTAAAAATGAGGTTAAACCTCGTGCCACTACTACAGCAAGACGTTATCTTTATAGCACTACAACTAGAAGTTATGATGGAGAAATTCGTCCTAAGGATTTTGTGCATAGAACAAGGACCGACGAAGCCCGAAACACTAGCAAATCAAGTTATCATCCATTAGGAGAAACAAAAATTATCATTCGTCATTCTAAGAAAGTTGACGAAGAAAAACGAGGAGCTCGTAGTCGTAATATCCAAGATGTGTTTATTGAACACAAAGGAGAACGATTCCGTTATCCACATAAACATTTATTAGGTGCTAGGGTAATGGCATTACATGTTGATCAAGGTGGAAAGCCTTGGGATCAATTAGGTGAAAAAATTGCTGAAGTAAGCAGACGTCGAACAGACATTATGGAATTGCTACGTTATAGTAAAAAAATTAATAACTCTGTGCAACTAGAGGAAATCCAAAGTCGAGGATATTCAGAAGTTAAACTACTTCGTAGAATGATGGAACGTGCCGCTCGGACTGGGAAACTAGATCATATTGTTGCACATGAATTTACACCAAGGCAAGAAGTGTCAGAATCAATTTTCCATCTAATTCAAGATACCAACGTTAAACTTAAACTCCTACCGGGACTAGAAATTATTCGCCCTCAGGGATTGGTATCAGAGCAATTAGATATCTTTACTAAAAATTTAATATGATAAATTGGCAGAATGCCTATAACACACCAGGATGGATGCTTTGGAGAGATTTAATACTGTTAGGTATTATTGCTAAACACACATCAGAAAATTCAAACTTTATAGAAATTGGTAGTTTTGTCGGACGCAGTACATTGGCTATTAAAGACAATTTACCGTTAAGCACCTGCTTAACAAGTATTGATCCATTATCAACCGAAATATGGTCTGCTTTTAAAATGGGTCCAGGTTGCTTAGGAGATCAAAAAGATAAAGAAGATTCTAAGATATACAGCAACTGGAAAGCAATGGTAAAAATAGCACAAGAGCATAATAGCTGGATACCTAGTTTTAATTATTGCACAAATTTTGTTGAAAGTGATAAATGGAAACTAATAACTACAAGAAGTGACGATTATACAGTTCCACAAGATATGGATATTGATGCAGTTTTTATAGATGGTGACCATTCCTCCGAACAGGTTGAACGTGATATTTGTAAATTTATAGATGCAGATCCAAAAGATGAGATGTTAATGTTAGGGCATGATTTAAACTTAGATCACCACGATGACATATATCCGGCATTAGTTAGAACACAACGACATCCACGTTATAAACACAGAAGGCGTATATTAGTACAGATGCAACTATCTGAAATATGGTTCCTTTGGCCTACAAAAGGCAAGTGGGCAAACCTTTTACCACAAATTATAAACGAAGTCAACCACACAAGCATATATTTTAACCAAAAATAGTCTAAAACGGACAAATGGACACTTGACTTTAGTCTCAAAGATAAGTATAATTACAATGTAGGCCGGGAAGGTTTACGTTGTTTGGCTCAGAAGAACTGAAACAAATATTGGCTCATAATATACAGGAGATAACTAATTATGGCAACTTTAGCAGAAATACGAGCTCGTCTAACCGAGCAAGCCGCAAAATCGGGCGGTTCAACACAATCCGGTGATAACGGGCTATTTGCCCATTGGAACATTCCAGAAGGAACATCCGCAGTAATTCGCTTTCTACCAGACGGCGACGATTCTAACACATTCTTTTGGCGAGAACGCTTAATGATGCGTTTCGAGTTTCCAGGCATTAAAGGCCAAGACGAATCTCGTAAATGTATTGTGCAAGTACCTTGCGTAGATATGTGGGGAGAAGCTTGTCCTATCCATGCACAATTACGTCCTTGGTTTAACGACCCTAGCATGGAGCAGTTAGCACGAAAATATTGGAAAAAGCGTTCTTATGTGTTCCAGGGAATAGTAGTGTCAAGCCCGCTTGACGAAGATAATGCCCCAGAAAATCCAATTCGTAGAATGATCATTAGCCCTCAGATTTTTACAATTATTAAGAGTGCGTTAATGGACGTTGAAATGGAAGAAATTCCAACTGATTACGAACGTGGTACAGACTTCCGTATTAATAAGACTCAGAAAGGTGGCTATGCTGATTATAGTACATCATCCTGGGCTCGTAAGGAACGTGGTCTAAACGAAGAAGAACTAAGTGCAGTTTCAAAGCATGGATTGTTTGATCTTGGAGACTTTATGCCTAAACGTCCAGGCAAAGAAGAAGTTGACATTCAACTAGAAATGTTTGAAGCTTCGGTTGATGGTCAATTATATGATCCAGCACGTTGGGGCAATTATTATCGCCCTAATGGTGCAACGTTTGCTAATTCTACTTCAGCTACTAACCCAGTTAGTGCTCCGGCAACTCCTGCTCCAGTAGCAGAAGCGGCACCTGCACCGGCTCCAGCAACTCCTGCTCCAGTAGCAGAAGCGGCACCAGTAGCAGTAGAAGCGGCACCAGTTGCAGATGCATCCTCTGACGCACCGAAACCTAGTGTTGACGATATCTTAAGTATGATTCGTAACAGAGAAACAACAGGTAGCTAATTTGTAATAAAGGGGTGGCTAGAAGATTAGTCACCCCAATTACACAGAGAGGATAATTATGACAACTAAAGCATTTGACGTTTCTAAGTTTCGAAAAAACTTAACTAAAGCAGTACCAGGAATGAGTACTGGATTTAATGATCCAAGAGATTGGATTAGTACAGGCAACCACACACTTAACTATCTAATGACTGGTGATTTTGAACGTGGAATTCCATTAGGCAAAGTTACTATGTTTGCAGGAGAATCAGGATCAGGTAAAAGTTACATTTGTTCAGGTAATCTTGTACGAAATGCACAACACCTTGGTATTCTTCCAGTACTTCTCGATAGTGAGAATGCACTAGATGAAGATTGGTTGAAAGCATTAGACATTGATACCTCACCAGATAAGTTAATGAGGTTTGGTGTTAGCATGATTGACGAGGTAGCAAAATTTCTATCCGAATTCATGAAAAATTACAAAGACGAATATGCAGATCTGCCATACGAAGAGCAACAGAAAGTTATGTTTGTTGTCGATTCGGTAGGTATGTTGCTTACTCCAACTGATGTTAACCAGTTTGAAGCAGGTGATATGAAAGGTGATATGGGTCGTAAGGCCAAAGCATTGACAGCTCTTATTAAAAATACTGTTAATCGTATTGCACCTCACCCAGTAGGACTAGTAGTTACTAATCATACATATGCTTCACAGGATATGTTTGATCCAGATGACAAAATTACCGGCGGTGCTGGTTTTATCTATGCAAGTTCTATGGTTGTAGCAATGAAAAAACTAAAACTTAAAGTTGATGCAGATGGTAATAAGACATCACAGGTACATGGCATCCGTGCCGCTTGTAAGATTATGAAAACACGTTACTCAAAACCATTTGAAAGTGTACAAGTACAAATTCCGTACACTACTGGAATGGATCCTTATAGTGGTCTCGTTGAATTATTTGAAGCTCGAGGTTGGTTAAAGAAGGAAGGTAACAAATTAGCATACACAATGACTGATGGTGAAATTATTAAAGAATTTCGCAAGCAATATACTGATGAAGTACTTGATAAAGTAATGAAAGATATTGTTGCAAAAGGTCAAGATTTGGCATATCAAGGTGCAATTAGTCCAAACGGCGAAGCTGATGGTGATGCATTAGCTGAAGAGGTAGAAGAAACAACAGTAGAGAGTTAAGATGAAAGGTTTTATGAAAGCTATAGGTCGTTATAGACTTATATTAGATAGAAATAGTAACGAGCCTTATTTAGAACGATATTATTTGTTCTTGAAAGATCGTAAATATTTTCCATTTAACATATTCCTTCATAAGTTTCTGAAAAATGACCCGGATGACCTTCATGATCATCCGTGGTCATACTTTACTCTTATACTTCGAGGCGGTTATTGGGAGCATACCCTAACTGGCAAACACTGGAGAGGCCCTGGGCATTGCAGGATCTCATCAGCTGAAAGCTATCATAGGATAGAAATTGACCCTAATGTTAATGCCTGGACTTTATTCATACCTGGTATTCAAAAACGAGAATGGGGATTCTTAGTTGATGGTATCACTTGGACAGATCATAAAACATACTTGGACAGACTCGCTAAAAAATATAACTAAGTATAGCAACTTAGACAATTAAAAATTAGGAGCGATATACATGACGGATAATTCAGGAGAAATGCTTGCAGAGATTTGGGTAGCATTAAAGCCTTACTTAGATAAAAAAGAAAGACAAGATGCCGCACACTCGTTTATTAGGGTTGCAGAGGATTATATCAACCTAGAAGTGCAACGAGATGACTTAGTTGTAGCAGGTAGAGAAATAGCACAGGCTTTAACTGATTTAATTGGAGATGTAGACTATGAAGAAGATGATGAAGAAGATGAGAACTACTAAGTGAGCACCTGGTACCGAAAAGTTCAAACAGATATCTCGCATTTGCCGGCTTGCATTGGATATTTTGAATCAGAAATAGACGAAGCAAGAAAAGAGCTAAGAATGAACGGTAGTTTAGAGAAGCAAAGCAGAGAAATGCCTGGACAAGTGGAATGGAGATTTAATCAGCTTCAAGAAATTGAAGCAATCCTTGAACATTTGAACATTGAGCTTAGAAAAGTACGATCTGCTAAATTTAGACAGTTTACAGAGCATTACAACCGTACTTTGAGCAGTCGAGACGCAGAAAAGTACACAGATGGAGAGCCGGAAGTGGCTCAAATGGAAAATCTCATCAATGAATTTGCATTATTGAGGAATAAGTTTATAGGCCTCACAAAAGCCCTGGATGCAAAGTCGTTTCAGATCAATAATATCACTAAATTACGGGTGGCTGGACTTGAAGATGTGGAATTACGGTAAGTCGTTGATTTATATAGAGAAATTATTTTACAATTATTTTACTATTTCCTTATAAATCAACGACTTAGCGGACCAGAAAAAGGTTGCTCTTTAGGATAAAAGGCCGTATACTGTATATACAATAAGGAAACAGCAACAAAGGTCAAGCAAATGGAAGAAGCAATGAAAGCAAATATTGCACACTATAAAAGTTTAGGCGATAAGGTTGCTGAACAAAATTGCCGTAATTTTTTGAAATTATATCAAAAAAACTTGCAAAAAAAGCAAAATAAAGGTTGACATTAGGTCCAACTGGTGCTATACTATATATAATGAGAGTTTAACCACGCAAAGGAAATTAAATGTCAGCTTTTATAAAAATTACAAACGGAAAATACCGCACTTTTACAGTACATAATAAAGTACTGCAATTAGTAGCAGACTACAATGAAAAAGGCGGTTATGTAACCGTTGTTGCAGATGACTCATTTGGAGATTTTGCAGACAAACAGATTCGTGTTAAAGTAGCAAGCATGGAAGACATTGTTCCGGCTAATGCAAGTGAAGCATTTACTCCTGAAGTAGATAGTAATCTTCCGTCAGCAGAAAAGCACGATGCAGAATATGATGCAACACGTTTGGAAGAGATTGCAGAACGTTTTGAAATCCTTGAGGACATGACAGAAGCGGCAATTGAAGGTACAGTTCGTGCAATGATTGTTGTAGGACCTCCAGGTGTTGGTAAATCGTTTGGTGTAGAACGAACACTTGAAAAAGCGGCCATGTTTGATAAAATTGCTAATATGACTCCTCGTTTTGAAGTTGTTAAGGGTGCAATGAGTCCAATTGGTTTGTACTGCAAATTGTTTCAGTATGCAGATGCCGGAAACGTATTAGTATTTGATGATTGCGATAGTGTGTTAATGGATGATTTGTCCTTGAATATTCTTAAAGCGGCATTAGATAGTTCTAAGAAACGTATTATTTGCTGGAACACAGATTCCTCAATGTTGCGTAGGGAAGGTGTTCCGGATCGTTTTGAATTTAAAGGTAGTGCAATTTTTATTACTAACATTAAATTTGAGCATGTACGAAGTGCAAAACTTAAAGATCATCTTAGTGCTCTTGAGTCACGTTGTCACTATTTGGATCTTACACTTGATTCAGCATACGACAAGATGCTTCGTATCAAACAAATTATGCGAGATGGTATGTTAAACTCTTATAACTTTAGTGAAGCTGAAAATAAGATGATATACGATTACGTAGAAACTAACCAGGACAGACTTCGTGAGCTTTCACTTCGTACAGTGATTAAGGTTGCGGATCTTTGCAAGATGACTGGTGTGGATGGTAAATGGAAACGTCTTGCAGAAACTACAGTAATGAAACGAAGCTTTTAAAGGAGGCATTTAATAATGTTTAAGAAATTATTTTTAATGACAGCAACATTGGCACTAGTAAGTACTAGTGCTCTTGCGGCAGAGGACAGTAAGACAACGTATAAAGGTAAGATGTGGAAGACGGTTGTATCAGTTAATGCAATGTCTGACAATTCATATTGCAAAGTTACCTCAACTAAGCAAAGAAATGTTACTGCGAATGCAGACACAGTTTATGTTAATTTTAAGCAGAACGGTATTGTGAATTACCAAATTCGATTGGATTCGGAACCAGCATTACCTAAGGTAGATGCTTCTCGTTTAGAACGAGACACAGGCTTTATTATGATTCCGGCTACCAGCTATGTTGGTAAGAACCGTATGAGAATCGTAGGTCAGACCATTAAAGGTAAGACCATGTTCCAAGATTTAAATCTTGCTACATTGGCACTTGCGGTTAAGGCATGTAATTAGAGTTTAATAGGTGTTGACATTTGCGTGGTGGCACCTATTTAGTACCCTCCTTCGGGAGGGTACCTTTTCTTTCGGCTATCAAGAAGCTTTACTTTCACTTGATAAGGATGTATAATAATACTATGGCAGGCATATGTAAATTAGAAATACGAGACGAAGTTAATGTTAGATTTCACGATCTTTCACCTAGTACTCGACGAACTTGCGAAAACAAGTTAAAGTATATGCTTCCTTATGCATATCATGTACCGGCTTATCGGCTAGGTAGATGGGATGGTAAGATTGGATTCTTTACAGCCGCTGGTGCAACTTATTTAAATTTGCTAGATCGAGTATTACCTATATTAGATGATGAAGGATGGAGTGTTGAACTTGTTGACAACCGTGTTAATCATAATTTTGAGTTTGTTCAAGTTACCGAAGATACATTTTCGCATATAGTTTGGCCAAAAGGACATGTAGCAGAAGGCAAGTCTATTGTATTAAGGGACTACCAGGTAGAATGTATTAACAGGTTCCTTGCTAACCCTCATGGTGTACAAGAGATTGCAACTGGTGCCGGCAAGACATTAATGACAGCCGCAATGAGTCTAATGTGCGAGCCATATGGTCGGACATTAGTTATTGTACCTAATAAGGATCTAGTTAAACAAACACAAGAAGATTATGTCAATTTAGGATTAGATGTAGGTGTATTTTTTGGAGACGAAAAGGACGCAGGACACCAGCATACTATTGCAACGTGGCAGAGCTTAAATTCGTTAATCAAACGATATAAAGATGGTAAGAGTAATGTTAGTATTGACATTATTACAGATAACTTAATAGCAGTTATGGTAGATGAAGTGCATATGGCCAAAGCTGATGTTCTTAGAACAATGCTCACAGGACCTTTTGCACATATTCCAATACGTTGGGGTCTAACAGGAACAATACCAAAAGAAGAACACGAATATATCAGTCTAATATGCAGTTTAGGCGAGGTATTACACAGGCTACAAGCGAGTGAGCTACAAGACAAGGGTGTATTGTCTAATTGTCATGTTAAAGTACTACAATACCAAGATAGTGTTGACTATAACAGTTACCAAGAAGAATTATCTTTCCTTACTACAAATAAAGAACGTATAGACGAACTAGCAAGGAAATTTGAATCAATAAGTGAAGGAGGAAACACACTTATATTAGTTGATAGAATTAAAACAGGCCAGATGCTAGAAGAGATACTAGAAGATTGTGTTTTTGTATCTGGTTCTATGAAAAGTAAAGACCGTAAAGCAGAATATAATGAAATTCAAACACTAAACAATAAGATTATTGTAGCAACATATGGAGTTGCTAGTGTAGGGATTAATATTCCTCGTATCTTTAACTTGGTGCTAGTTGAACCAGGTAAGAGTTTTGTAAGAACAATACAGAGCATTGGTAGAGGAATTAGAAAAGCAGACGACAAAGACTTTGTTCAGATATGGGATATTACAAGTAATGCAAAATTCTCTAAAAGACATCTTGCAAAGCGAAAGAAATTTTATAACGAAGCAAATTATCCATACGAAACACATAAGGTAAAATATTAATGAACATTTTAACAGTAGACAATAACTCATATGATTTAGACAGGTTGCCCACAGAGGTAGATAATGATTTACGATATAGTGTGTTAGACTATAGCACCCCTCAAGACGTAGATTATCTTTTTATTCCACTTGTATTTTTAGAAAGTTTCTCTTGCCCTGCCGCAGTATTGCGTATAGGCGAACATGAAATTAAAATGCCCTTGGATTGGAGCTTAGTAATTGGCGAAGCAGATCACGGTGAACCAGAAGTAGTAAGCATTATGAGTTTAAATGACAGAGGATTTAGTGCATTTGAATTTAATCCTGTAAACGGATATAAGGCTAACTGGGTTCCGGTAGAAATTGTAAATGTGTATCAGGAAGTAAAATGGTATGTTCCTAAATTAAAGTTTGGGCATATATTAACAGTTCCTCTTACGGCAGGTGAGAGTGCACCTTGTAGTTTCTTCCTTAAAGAATCATCAAAGGTTCCTGAGGTACTTGATCTTAATAAAATTTGGTTTTAAATAATATGCCTGCAAAGAAAAAAGCTACCGCAGTACACAAAGTTAATATTCATGAAGTTATGAATGCTATTGATTACCGCAACGGAGACTATTACACTAAGTTAGATGACGAGAGTAAGAAGTCGGTTAGCACTTATATGGCACAACGGTGGGCAAGCCAAGTACAAGGTCAAGCAGAGATACAAGAACATTATTTGTTAATGGTTAATGATCTAAGTAATGTTGATTATATTGCTACTACTAGTGCCCATGAGGAATTACGTTATAGAGTTTTAGCATTAGTTGGTTTAGGCAAGAAAATGAGGCATGAATTTGTCCCTCCTAAAGGTGCAAAGAAAGATAAACTTAGAGAATGGTTAATTGAGCTATTACCTAATTGTAATGAAGAAGAGATAGAATTATTCAGAGAAATCAACGGATCAGACGTTCTTAAGGACATTGCAACGGTTAAAAACACACCAGATAAAAAATTGAAGGATTTGTTTAAATAATGGTAGTAGAATCTTACCAATGTAAGTATTGCTTGAAAAAGTTTGCAAGAGAACGCACTTTATCTAGCCATATGTGTGAAAAGAAACGCAGATGGATGTGTATAGATGAACCAGCTTCTAGGATTGCATTTCAAGTATGGTATGATTTTATGAAGTATGTGAGTCCTCAGACTAAAAAAGAAAGAACTACTGAGGATTTTATTCGTAGTCTTGACTATATTGGATTTATTAAATTTTCTAATTATATAATTGAGCTCAGACCGACAGAAACACAAAAGTTTATTAAATGGCTATTTAAACATAGTGTTAAACTAAGTAACTGGACAAAGAAAGGAACATATTCTCTTTATATTCAGGAAAGCAGTAAAACTGAAACAATAGAACGTGCAGTAGAACGCATAGTGTTATTAATGAAAGCATGGAGCGAAGAAGACACTGATAGATTTTGGGAGAACTATTTTCAAGAAGTACCAACAGCAACAGCCATGAATTCGATAGTCATGGGAAGAATAAGTCCTTGGATACTTTATTCATCAGATGTGGCGCAAGCCTTACTTGATAGAATGGAACCAGGGCAATTAGATGTTATAGCAAGGAGCATAGACACAGAATGGTGGACAAGAAAAATAGCAAAAAGCCCAACCGAAGTGAGTTGGTGCAACAAGATACTAAGCTTCAGACCCATGTAGCAAACCTTGAAACATTAGAAAAACGTATTATATTATTTGATGAAAAGTTAATCCAACTTTATAAAGAGATTCAAGACATGAAAAGTAAACAAGAAGAATTGATTAATATTGTTAAACAAGGTCTACGATGAGTAGACCTGATGTAGATATTGACTTTGGAAATAGGGAAGAGTTATTGCATGTACTTAACGGAGTACCAGCAATGATTACAACTGGGCATGGCGCTACTAAACATAAGACAGGAGTTTATTTTCACCCAGTACCTATTAATCCGTACACTGGATGGTGCAGTTTAGATCATAAAGAAGCAGAGGAACTTGGATTTTTTAAATTAGATTTATTAAACGTTAGTTTTTATTCTAAGATCAAAAACAAAGAGCAATTAGATAGGTTAATTGCTAAGGAACCAATATGGGATCTGTTAACTCATGATGAATTTTCTAGCAAGTTATTACATGTTAACGGACACGGAGAGATACTCCGTAAAACTAAACCATCTAACATTGAACAACTTGCGGCAGTACTAGGAATGATTAGACCTGCAAAAAGGTACCTAGTTAATAAAGAGTGGACTCAGATTATGAAGGAAGTGTGGGTAAAACCTACAACCGATGAATATTTCTTTAAGAAATCCCATGCAACGGCATATGCAATTATGATTGTAGCACAAATGAATTTATTGTGCGAAGAGCTTATTCCATCTTCTTAACAAGACTGATTTGACGCCTTTTAGTCCTTTTAACAATTACGTTTTCAAGGCTAGTTAAGTGACCAGCAAGCATCTCAAAATCTTTTGTAGCATATGTTTGTAGGGCATATCCGAAAGTCTTCATAGTAGCCTTTAAAACAATGTTAATTGGTAGTAAACGATTACTTCCCCACCACCATTCTTCACCTGCTTCTATAAAAGCCAATTTCTCTCCAGGAGTTTTTAATAAATCATATTTGTACATAGTGACAACGGTATTATCACTGTTTTGTACTATTCCTACGATTTCCTTATCAGCATATCTGACAAGGCTCATAAAAGGGAATTCTTCTAAAAATTGTTGTATTTTAATGTCCATATTTTGTAATTCTATTTAGTCAGTGGACCGGTGGTCTGTTTGTCATAACTGATAAATAAAGTTATGGGAACACTCAATTCATCAGTAGCGAAAGCTAATTTAAACTATGCAGGCGCCGGTACAGGCTCCTCATTAACACGGCATCATGCAGGATACACAGATCGTAAGATACGTTGGTACCAAGGCGTAGATAATTTACTAGATCTTACAGTATCTGGTGATGATAGACGTCCGTTTAGTCTATTGCATAAAGAGATAATGTTTACTTTATGGGATAGTTACACAGGCACAACTATCTTTAAAAGGCGTGCTATACCTACTACCGCAGAAAATGGTGAAGCAAGGTTAACAATTTTTGCAAGGGATCTAATGACCTCACCACCTGGGATTTATACTTTAAGTGCCACAGTAGTAGATGGTAGAGGCCTTGAAACAGCATTAACCTGGGATCGTGCATATAAAGCCGGTTGGGATATTGAAATTTGCGAGGCTATAATTCCATTCTCCCGTTCTACCTTTGAGATTACAGAATGGCCAGTAGATTTAACACAATCTGTTACAGACGAATTTGCTAGTTCATCGACAGAAGGTCCAAGTTATTATAGAAAAGATACAAGTTTATTTTCTACTGCCGTTTATGCAAGTAATTTTAGTGGTACTGTTAAAGTACAAGGAACACTAGATGAAAATATTACTGGAAATACTATGTGGGCGGATTTGGTTCCCCAGGACGCTACTTCAGCACTAATTACATATGCAGGATACACAGGTATTGATCCATTCAATTACTATGGAGGAGTAAGATGGCTCCGTACTGTAATTACAACTGATGTTACCAACGCAGGCACATTAGATAAAATTTTAATAAGAGTATAATATATAAAAAACGGTCTAATTTATTAACATTATGGCATAATTTCTTATTGACTTCATACGTTTATTGTAGTATAATAACACTATGAATGTTGTTGAATCCACACTCCGTAATAACTTACCTGTACTAAAGAATAATAGTAGCGGTTGGTCTACTATGAACTGTCCAGTATGTGTACATAATGGAGAAAGTCGCCCTGACACTAAACATCGAGGTGGCATTAGATTTGATAATGATAAAACAGCATATCATTGTTTTAATTGTGGCTTTACAACTGGATGGCGCCCCGGAAGTAAATTAGGATTTAAATTAATAAAGTTAATGCGAATACTAGGCATTGATGAGGCAGAGATCCAGCGTCTTAAAATATTACTATGGGATCAAGTTATTGAGGAAGTTGAACCAGAGAAAGTAATATTTAATAAAGAATGGCCTGAATATACATATCCTTGGGAATTAACTGATTTACGAGATGAGGCTATCGAGTATCTTACTAATAGAGGATTATACAACTTAGCAGACTGGAAACAAACTAATGCAATAGGCATGAAGCAACGTATTATATTACCTTATACTGATAATAGTAATATTGTAGGTTATATGGGACGATGGATTAATGATCCGCCATCAGGTACTGCTAAAATGCTACGAACATCTCCAAACGAATTTGTTTATAATTTAGATAAACAATTAACAAAACGTAAGTATACAATAGTTTGTGAAGGAGAATACGATGCACTAGCAATAGGCGGCGTTGCTATCTTAAGTAATAGGATTAGTCTTCCACAAGCACAGATGATTGAAGACTTGGATACAGAACCGGTTATTTTAGCAGATAGAGATGTTGCTGGTAAAGTGTTAATAGAAGATGCAATAAATTTAGGATGGAATGTTAGTTTTCCAGAATGGCCTTCGGGTGTAAAGGATGCTAATGATGCAATTTTAAAGTTTGGGAGGGTTGCAACATTGCAAAGTATATTAATGGCGATTGAACACTCGCCTTTGAAGGTTAAATTATTAATGAGGAGATGGTGTGTTTAGTTATAAGGTAAAACCGTATTATAGTTTTAAGTTAGATTGGAAACCAGGACAAGATACCAATGCATTTTGGGAAGAAGTTATTTTATGGATGACTACAGAATTTGGGTTACCTTCATACAAAGTAAGTAATTGGCAAGCTAAGCCAATAAAACGTTGGGCATATCAATCATCCTTAGACGACATGATCTTTAGATTCCGTAATCCCGAAGATGCAATGCTTGCAAAATTACGATGGGGAGACAATAAGTAATGGCAGATACTGAAGTAAAAGAATATAGTTATGATTTACAGAAACTCTTTTTAGAGTTCTTAATTAGTAATAATGATTTAGCGGCAAGATGTAATAATGTATTAAATGCTGATTATTTTGATCGCAGACTCCGCCCAGCGGCTCAGTTTATTAAAGACTATATTACTGAACATAGTAACGTACCTGATGCAAAGCAATTATCAGCAGTTACTTCTATTGAGATTGAGGAAATTGGCGGTAAAGCAGAAGAACATAAAGAATGGTTTTTATCAGAGTTTGAAGGATTTTCTAGACATAAAGCATTAGAAGGAGCAATCTTAACTAGTGCTGATTTACTAGAAAAAAGTAATTACGGAGAAGTTGAATCATTAATTAAAGCGGCTGTACAAGTAGGACTTCCTAAAACGTTTGGAACTAATTACTTTGAGAATCCTAAAGCAAGACTTGATGGATTAAAAGATGCAAACGGACAGTTAACAACTGGTTGGAAAACAGTTGATGATAAACTGTATGGTGGATTTAATAAAGGTGAACTTAATATCTTTGCTGGAGCATCTGGTGCAGGTAAGAGTTTGTTCTTGCAAAATTTAGGACTTAATTGGGCTAAAGCAGGACTTAATACTGTTTACTTTAGTTTAGAGCTTAGTGAAGGGTTGTGTTCTATGAGAATGGATGCAATGCTTACTGGAACTGCAACTAGAGACGTATATAAACAAATTGATGATATTGATTTAAAAGTGCGTATGATTGGTAAAAAATCTGGAGGCTTGCAGATTGTACAACTACCAAACAGTGTTACTGCAAATGATTTGTTAGCATGGATTAGAGAATTTCAGACACAACGTAAAATACATGTAGATGCAATACTTGTAGATTACCTAGATCTTATGATGCCGGCTACACAGAAAATTAGTGTTGCTGATTTGTATATTAAAGATAAGATTGTTAGTGAAGAATTAAGGAATCTAGCAGTTACCGAGAATTTGCTATTTGCTACTGCTTCACAGTTAAACAGAAGTGCAGTAGAAAGTGTTGAGTTTGATCATTCCATGATTGCTGGTGGCCTAAGTAAAATCCAGACAGCAGATAATGTATTTGGTATCTACAGTACACCAAGTATGCGAGAACGTAACAGAGTACAATTACAATTTATGAAAACAAGGAGTAGTAGTGCAGTTGGGCAGAAACTTGAAATGGATTTTAATCCAGTAACATTGTTAATTTCAGACTTAGCTGATGACGCAGAACCTATTGCAGGATCAGCAACAACGGTATTCAACAAGTTACATAAGACAACTAGTACAATAGTAGTACCAACTGATACACCACAATCTACAAGTTCATCTGTTAATAGGGATAAATTAAGAGGATTAGGATTAACTAGAGATGTTTAATTATTCTTTTTCAGCTCTGGTGCGATCTAGTTGTTCTTCATCAGGACCGTCATCTTTAACCTCAATCTCACCATCGTCAAACTCTAGATTTGGACTATCGTCAGTAGTATTACCTGTAGCTGAAAGGTTGTATGATTGAATGGTGTTTCTAATCCTAATAGTTAACGCCGCATCATCTGCAATAACATCTGCCATAGCAACAAAGGCTACTGTAATTAGTTTCATTTCACTAGTAGACATAGGAGCATTACTTCGCATCTTATTTAATGCTTGTACAAATCTAGATTGCAATTCGTCACTTACTAATGGTCTTAACGTAACTTTTAAGCGATTAAGTTCAGTTGTTGTAATGTCATGTGCTTTTTTTCCAGTTTCACTATCAACCGCATCTGCTGGCGGATCATTACTAGCAGAATCCTCCGGATTAGATTCAGTAATAATAGCTAATCGGTCCATAAATTCACGTATTTCTGTTGCTGATGTCATGTTATTAAATGTCTCCTACAGATGTATTTACCATAAATAGAGTTACAATGCAAATAAAAACTAGATCAATATTAGAAGAAATTACTACCATTGTTCCTAAGAAGGATAAACATCTGATGGTTGAAGGTCTTGCAGTACAAGCATTAGCAAGGATAACTAACTTATTGCATATAATTGAAACTTCGTATCCAAAAGAACAAGCACAGGATTTAACTCGAAGATTACAATTAGCAGTAAAAAACAATGATCCAAATAAATTCACCCGAGGTGTAAGAATGATTAAAGAAAACGAAAATAAATAACATTATGAAAATTACAGACTTACATAAAGGAAACGTATCATTATTAGTTAATGAGAACGTATTTGGCGATTTAGCAAGCCGTATTAAGAATAAGACAAAAGATGTTGTTAATGGAGTAGGACTTGCTGTTAAAGGGCAAGGTGCCAATGAATTTGCTAAACTTACAAACATGATTGATGGAGCGTCAGTTAAAGCATTTAATACTTCTAATCCAGGATTAGTTGATGCACAAGGAAAAGATCTGCCATTAGCAGGACTTACAAAAATAGTTTTTAATTCAATACAAAAAGCTACCAATGGTGCAGTTGTTGGTAAGACATTACTATTGTATCTTAAGGATAATAAACGAGAAATTATTAAAAACGTAAATGTAGCAGATAGAGGTGCAGTTGGAGCTGATCAAATTATTCAGTTAATGTTGCAAGGCGGAAATGCTACTGCACCAGATGGATTTGGAGTTGCAGAATGTATTAGGACTATTGCATTAATTGCATCGGTTACATTTTTACATATGCAGATAGAAATCCCAGATGCAAAACCTACACAGGCAGGAACTGAACCTAGTGATGATGAAAACCGTGCTAATAACGATATTGTAAAAAATCCAGAATATGTTGCAGAATTAAAAACTTTTGAAACATTATCAACTAATCTTGCTGGAGAATTATACACGCCTGGAAATAAGTTCCTAGCAGATATAAGAGCAAATAACGAGTATCCAGCAAAACAAGAAATGTTTATTGTTGATTATGGAATTAAAATTAAAGCAAAATATTTAAATGCAGATCTTGCTACACTAACAGCCGCAGTTAATTCTCCAGATCCAATATTTGATGCAAATGACTGGAATACTTCGTTCTTTAGCCACCTTGATGCACAGGATGCTGTAGAGATTCAAAAAAATCCAGATGTTACAACTGCAATGGAAAAATTTAAAAATGATTTTGATGAAATTACAAAGCAATGGTTAAAGTTAGCACTCATTGAAAAGACTCAAAATGAAGCTGATGATGTAGAATATTCAATGACAAAAGTATTGCTTGATTGGATTAAAAAATCTATAGGTTATATTAAATCTCTTAATATACCAAAAGGAGCTACTAAACCAACACCTAATCAAACTGCAACCAAACCAGATTCAGACGCAGGTGGAGGAACACAAGATTCGTTGCTTAAAGCAACAGATCCTAATTGGATGAAAGTAAAACAAGGTTACGATTCCTTAGATCCGGATGGGCAAACGGCACTAGTAAAGGCACTGTTTAACAAATGAAAATAACAAATTTAAATAAACGAACAGCATTGTTAGAAAGTGTGTGTTTTGATCTAACTAAAGAACAACGTGTAGTTGTTGAAGGGGTAGTAACAGCCTGGGACGATTTACTTGAAGTCGATCTAAGGCAGGACCAACTTAACAATTTATTTCCGTTAGTACAAAAGCTATCAGATGAAACAGGAAATAATAGATCTGGAGTAGGTAAAACAAAAGATGCAGTAGTAGATACCGTAAAAGTTGCTAATGAATATTTAACTAAAATTGGCAAACTAATTCAAGATACAGAACCGGTACAAAATTTTGATGCTAAATTCGAGAAACTAAAAACAGATATTAAAGCCAAACTTGGTGAAGATAGTAGAATTACTTCAGGTATTGAAAGCCTAGGCAAATATGCTAAAATGAATCCAGGTAAAACTGCATTTGCTGTTGGTGTAATGACGGCACTTGTCGGAGTTGGCACAGGTGGAAGTGTTATTGGTATTGGTGTTGCGGCGGCACTGTTAAAAGGTTCAGTTGAAGTTTTAAAAGGGGAGAAGCTATCTACTGCAATTGGCAAAGGTTTAAAGACAGGTGTTATTTCCGGACTAGCGGCAGGCTTAGTAAATGTAGTTGGGGATTGGCTTTCAGGCATGCAAGCAGAGATTGTACCTTTTGAAGGGTTAGATAGAATTAGCTTTGAAGCGTCAAAGTCAATTCAGTCACCTGGATTTGAATGGACAAGGTCGATGAATTTTGAAAACTTAACAGTACTTCCAAAAGATGCAGATTTAGCAATGCAGTTAGTAGCAGACATTGCAAAGGGAGATCCATTTGCGTTTGATTCACTTGCAGAATTAGCTAAGAGTGTTAACACTGCAGAATATGCCACTGAGATGGCAAAGTTCACTAATGCGGCCAAAGATATTGCATTGCAGAATGATGCAACATACCAAGCTATTACAGCAATTCAAACAGCATTAGCCGCAACAGCAGGAGGAGCAGTTGCTGGTAAGAGTGTTAGTGATGATAGAGGTGAAGATCAACAAGAGCTATTTCAATCGTATACTAATAATGGAATTGCATTAACAGAAAGAAAAATTGGAAGATTATTTGATACAGTAGAATATTATAACTCAAATCCAAATATTGAATTCTTAGGTGAAGGCCCTGTATGGGATAATATTAAAAAGAAGGCAATTGACAAAGTAAAACAGGCCGCTAAACCAGTTGTAGATAAAACAAAGACTGTTGTTGGTAATACAATGAATGTTGTTACAGCAGACATCCTTAAAAAAGCATGGAAAACTGCTGGTAGTCCAACAGATAGTGAAGTAATAGCTCGCTTATTAGCAAAGAATAAAGTACAGCCAGATGTTATTGCATCTGCGTTCAAAGACTTAGCTATTCCAGAACCTGACGAGGCTAATCCAGGTGAAAAAGATGCAAAGGAACTTAAACTTCGTAAAACTCCGCAGATGAAAGACGGACAATACGAACTAGATCTTGCTTCATTACCTCCAGCAACTAGACAGGCAACAAGCAACTTATGGGACGAGTTTAATAAACTTTCTCCTAAAGAACAAGAAGAATTTAAAGCTGAAATTAATCCGGAGAATATAAAATGAAGATAACAGAGGTAGTTAATAATACAAAGCCGGTGCTAATTGAAGCTAAAGCAAGAATTGACCATCCAGAAGATATTATCTTTGATGATAACGGAACGCAGGGTGCAATGCGAGCTCTCGATGCAATGGTACATGCTTCACAGAATCACGGAGATACAACTTCAATTAAATGGGACGGAAGTCCAGCAGTAATATTTGGTTGGGTAGATAAGAATTCATTTATTGTAACAGACAAAGCTGGCATAGGTGCAACAAAATATGATGGTAAGCCTACTAGTTCTAAAGAAGTACAGGCTATGATTTATAACAGAAAGCCAGATCAAGAAGGTAGACAATATTATGCAAACAAATTTGCAAGCATATACGAACTTCTTAAAAAAGCAACCCCAAAAAGTTTGATAGGACAAATGATTCAAGGAGATTTGCTTTATATGAGTTCAGATGATATCTTACATACAGATGAAGATGTTACATTTGGCCCAAGTAAAATTAAATATACTATTGATAAAGATAATCCAATAGGTGCATTGATTGCGAAGAGTGCTTGCGGTATTGCAGTACATAGCGTTTTTGATTCAGTTAACTCAGCTAGTGCCGCAGACGGAGAACCATCACCTGCAACGCCTACTACATTAGGATTAAAGCAAAGTCCTAAGTTAGTAATCTTTGGTCCAGAGACAAATATACCAACAGATACTGAAATTAAACTACCAATGGCAGAAGTAGAATCTTTGAGGAACTTAATTAAAAGCGGACCAGCACAACTAATTGATGATATGTTAGATCCATTTGCAATGGGAAGTCTTAAAATAGCAAACTTACCAGAACTATTTAAAAAGTTTGTAAACTTTAAAGCAAGGTCAGGTGAAGATATTGGTTCTGCCCCAGCGTTAGCAAATGATTTTATTAAATGGCTAGAAGGTCCAGCAGGATTAACAGATAATAAAAAGAAAAACGTGTTAGCACACTTGCAACAGTTTAAAGCACCTTTTGAGATGTCATGGCGAATTGTGTCTGCACTAAGTAATATAAAGCACACTATTAAAGACCAGTTAGATACTCATGTAACTGGGATTAAAACTGATAGAGGTCACGAAGGCTTTGTGTCTGCTACACCACATGGTAAGATTAAATTTGTTAATCGCCCATCTTTTATGAAAAAGGACTAGAGAATATGACAGACGTTATTGATGAAAAAACGTACGACATTTGGAAGGTAGGCGATAAGTTTCTTATCGGTGACGATGACGATTCGTCAAAGAAGTTAACAGTTGTAGGCATCTTAGGTAATAAATTACTTGGATCTGATGGTAACAAATACAGCAGATATGGAGTTACTAAATTTTCTGAATCAGTAGAACCTGAAATGTTTTCATTTATCAAGGATAACTGTAATGAAAGTAAAATGTTTCGTAACAATTACCTAACTGCATTGACATTACGAGATACTGTTGACGCCGCATTTTTAAATATGGTTACATTATATATGTTAGCACAAGAGTTTGAGACTGCACCGTTTGCACAAAACTATGCAAGACGAACAATGGTATATGGCAACTTTAGTCAGAGCCGAGTTAGTTCAACTGACTTATATCAAGCATTACATATCTCAATTTATAGAGATACTAAAGAAGGTGATAGACTTAAAGCACCTGAACAAAATGCTTCTTTGAGAGTAAGACTTCATATGAATGAGAAGTATGTTAAAGATTTCTTACGAGGAATTGGATCAGGAAGATTAGACAGAATTACAGCTACACGGCTCTTATATAAATTAGAAAGTCAAATGAATATACAAGTTAGTAACTATAAAAGTTTACGCAGATTAATAACTGATTGGGAACATTTAACAACTTTCCAAAAGCAGACATGTGTAACTAGGCTTTTACAGTATTATAGAACACGTGGCAGACGTAGCGATTTGTTTGGAACACTTAGTACATTTGTACAACATAAATCCTGGGAACAGAAGACAAAAGATAATGCAGAAGTTAAAGCAATAGGTCCAGCCAATGCAATTCATGGCACTAGTAGTTCAGATAATTTTATATCAAGCATTGCAAAAGTTGGTGGAGCTGGATTTATAGGTTATGCGGCCGCAAAAGCACTAGGTAAACTTAGGTAATTAATAATGGAAACAGTTGAAAAGAAACGCTCCTGGAGTATTCCTGGGTCACACTTTGGTGGAGACCCAGAATTCTATTCTTGTTGGACGCTGTTTGATATTAGTAATGACGGTACTAGTGCATCTGAAAATTTAGAGAAGATAATGGCTATTGCTTCTTCTCGTTCTCAGCCTATACTTGCTGGAGTTGAAATGATTATTAATCAAGATGTTACTAACGGATTATTTGGTAGTAAACATACAGGCAACCATAACGTATGGGCGTATAAATGGATTGTTGATAAAAAGGGTATAATGACTGAAGATACATTAAATCAAGAAGCACATGGATTACAATTATTAACTGGATTGCAAGAAACAGCAACAGTAGGTAAGAAGATTTATACAAGAGGAGTTAACACAAACTTGTTTTTTGTCTGCCATGAATCTCTATAAAATGGTAAATACGTTGGTATAACAATAGCTCACAAAAACTTATAATGGCTCATATTGGCACTTTACGGAACATAGCGGACTACTTCAAGAGCAAGCAAGTCACCGTTACACACGCACTCAGTAAAGAACATATTATATAATGGAAAAAAAGATAAAAGTAGTACAAGGTGAAGCGGCAGATCTTAATTTGCATGTAGAATTATGTGCAAGTCGGTATAATCGCCTAGAAGAGAAATTCACTGGTATGGAAAACAGACTAGAACATCTTCACAAAGATTTCTCTGAATTTAAAGTAAAAGCAGACTCAAATTTTAATGATCTTAAAGATTTAATCCACCAATCCACCAATAAACGATTTAATACAATGGTAACAACTTCCGGAACGGTAATTGTTGCTTTAATAGGTATGCTAGGTTATATAATTATTAATAACTAGTAATGGAGGTTATATGGAAGTCTTAGTAGAATCACGAATAGTATGGGCCAGGTCTGGTAACAAGGTAAAACGCAAAATACGTTGTACTACCGGAAAACGCCGCGGCCGTATTGTCAGTACTATTGGCGCCTGTAACAAACGCATTAATATTAAAAAACGTTATATCTTTAAACGTGCAAAACAACGTTTCAAAGCCAGAATGAAAATCAAGCAAATGAGAACAAAACGTTATAATCCAGTATCACGCAGGGTTGCAAGGTTGAATAGGCAAAAAGGTCATCGTAATCCTAATAGACCAAGTATTGGGCGTAAGACAACAAGAAAACGAAGATAGTTATATAGTCTTATAAGGCTAAATAAATGATAAACAATTACCAGGAGGTTACCATGAAGTTTAATGACATTTCAAATAACACTGCTCCAGCCGAAGCGGCTCGCGAAGCATTGTTAAAACAAAGTATTGTAATTGAAGAATCAGTAAGTGGTTCATCATTACGAGATCACTTAGGTGATATTCAGAAAGAACTTGATACTTTAGCAAGTAAAGGCGGAGCAGAATACACTCGTGCAGTTTTACATAAGGCAGTCTATGAAGATATGGCTAATGTAGATGCAGAGGTTATTGTCGAAGCTGAATTTGGTGATGATGATATCGAGCAAGCAGAAATTATTATAGCGGCAACAGGCATGAGCAAAGAATTTCAAGATATGATTGAAGATTCAGCTGATATGCTTGGAAGCGATTTAATTACTTTAGTTGATCAAATCAAATCAAAATTTGGAGATGGCGCCGGTGAACAATTCGGAACTGCTATTAGATCTTCATTGCAATCGGCAATGGATGTCCTTACTACAACTAAAGATGGTATTGATGCCGCAATTAGTCAGTTAAAAGATCCTATGTCTGCTCCAGTAGCAGATCCTGGTATGGAACCAGAATTAGGCGATGACGTAGAGGCAGTTACGCCTGCAATGTCAGGACCAGAAGAAGAGCCACTTGGTAGGGAACTAAAGAGTGAACTTGAGTGAAATAACATCGATTGATGCTGACTTTGCTAGTGCAATTAAGATGTTCTTGATTAGAGCATCATTGGATGGTAATGACTCGCTACCAATGGAAGAACTTGTTGGCATGTTATCTAAGTTAGGATTTCAGGCTAATGGGCAAGAAACTGGAATTAGGAATTATATTACTACATTAAAGAATAGAAACCCTGATTTAGTTTCAGATGTAAGTGACACAGATATTATCTTAACTACGATGGTAAGTGATCCTGGTGATGCAGAAGACAACGAAGAGAAAGTTGACGATATGGCATTATCAACAGCAAAGGCAGATTTAGGAATATGAGTAGAATATTTTATACAGCATCAGAAGCAAGATCTCAATCTTTACAAGACCTGGTAATTTTGAATGAAGTTCGAGACTTAGAACTTGCTGTTATTACAGCTACTGGTTCTGGAGCAGTTGAGGTAGAAGTAATTACAACAACCTCAATGGCCGCCAATGCAGTTGATACAAATTTTATTCTAGCATCTGAATACTATGATACCTTGGTAGGCACTAGAGATGATAGACAAAAGTCCTTACAAATTGATAAGGTAATTAAGTACTTTACGGATCTTGGTTATACCATAGATCCGGTAACCAATAATGCAACAACAACTACCTTTAAATGGCGTATTGCCTGGTAGATTCTTCTTGACTATTGATTAAATCTCTGTTATACTTAACAGATGATAAACCATAATCCAATATATAATTACAAAAAACTATCTAGGATAGACGGAGTACAACGTTTGTATGAAACACCTGGTGGCGATAAAGTGCCTAGTGTTACAACAATCCTGTCTAAGACTAGCGATAAAAGCGGACTTATTGCCTGGCGTAAACGTGTAGGTGATGCAGAAGCAAACAGAGTATCTAAAGAATCGTCTGGCTTGGGCACATTAGTACATACCCATGTTGAAAACTATCTACTTGGCAAAGATCGTCCTAAGGGCAATAATCTTGTACATGAGATGGCCACACGGATGTCAGATCGTATTATTAATGAAGGCCTACCAGATGTAACAGAAGTATGGGGTATGGAAGTGCAACTATATTTTCCAGGCTTGTATGCTGGCACTACAGACTTAGTTGGTACGCATAAAGGAACTCCTGCTATTATGGACCACAAGACGTCTAAGGCACTAAAGAAGCCTGAATGGATGGAAGATTATTTCATTCAGACATGTGCTTATGCATTGGCCCATAATGAGTTATATCAAACTGATATTAAAAAAGGTGTACTGTTTATGACTACAAGAGATGACAAGTATAAGACATATATTATTGAAGGTAACGATTTTAAAAATTATACTGATAAATGGCTTCAACGTGTTGAAACTTTCTATAACGTATAAATATGCAACAGGTAGAATCAAATGCAATATGATTTAGAGTTTTGGGAATCAGATAAACATACTAGAATGCTTAAATGGAGAGACTGGAGAAACAATTTACAGACACTCCCTGAAGATGAGATTTACAAAACTATAGCATATTGGTGGAAAATGGTTCCTATGGCAGGCAATACCATAGATGTATGGCGTGAAGACACGTGGCCCACACCCTGGGAATTGATTATTTTTAATAGTTTTTGTAGTCCGGCACGCGGATTAGGAATGTACTATACACTAACATTATTGGAGATACAATCGGAGTTAATTCTTGCTAAAATTGAAGATGATACAACACTTCTGGTAAGAACTGCCCAAGAAAAACTGTTAAATTACTATGAGGGTGATGCATGTTATGTATCAGAATCCCAGTATGATCTTATAAGAATTTACCAGCCTACTGATGTATATACCGTGGATAAAGTATAACTGTATGGCATGATGAGAACGAAATAAATATAAGCAATAGACGATTTAAAGGAAATGAAATAGATGAATAGCACCGGAGTAAATGTAGTAAAACGAGACGGAAAGATAGAATCTCTTGATATTAACAAGATACATAAGATGGTCGAAGAAGCATGCGAAGGATTAGCTGGTGTTAGTGTTTCACAAGTAGAAATGAATGCAGATTTACAGTTTACAAACGGTATTAATACAGCAGACATTCAGGAAATTTTAGTTCGAAGTGCAAGTGATTTGATTAGTTTGGATAATCCAAATTATCAGTTTGTCGCCGCCCGACTACTATTATACGGACTGCGTAAAGATGTATTTGGAAAATTTGATTACTCTCCGTTATATGATATAGTTGTAAAAAATGTTGAGCAAGGAGTATATGATCCAGAATTATTAGAACTATATACAAAAGATGACTGGAATCAATTAGATTCGTATATTAATCATCAACGTGATTTAGATTTTACATATGCTGGCATGCGTCAAGTAGCGGACAAATATCTTGTCCAAGACAGGAGCACGGGTCATATTTACGAAACTCCTCAATATATGTATATGTTAATTTCTGCAACTATCTTTTCAACTTATCCAGCAGAAACAAGGATTGGATATATCCGTCGTTACTATGATGCAATATCTACATTTAAAATTAATATTCCTACACCAATAATGTCAGGTGTTCGTACTCCTATTAGACAATTTGCTTCCTGCGTCTTAGTTGACGTAGATGATACATTGCCATCAATTTTTAATAGTTCTTCAGCAGTTGGATATTATATTGCTCAACGTGCTGGAATAGGACTTAACTTAGGACGCATTCGTAGCATTGGATCAAAAATTCGTGGTGGTGAGGTAGCACATACTGGAGTAGTTCCTTTCTTAAAAGTTTACGAATCAGTTGTGCGTTCATGCACACAAAATGGTGTTCGTGGTGGTAGTGCTACAGTGCATTTTCCAATATGGCACAAAGAAATCCAAGATATCATTGTTTTAAAAAACAATAAAGGGACAGAAGATAATCGTGTCCGTAAACTAGATTATTCAATTCAAATAAGCAAACTATTCTACGAAAGGTTAATTAGTGGTACTAAGATTAGCCTTTTTTCACCTCATGAAGTTCCTGGGTTGTATGAAGCATTTGGAGATAATGATAAGTTTGATAATTTATATACTAGTTACGAGAATGATAGCTCAATTGATCGCATTGAAGTACCGGCAACAGAATTATTTGGCGATATATTAAAAGAACGTGCTGAAACAGGACGTATCTATATTATGAATATTGATCATTGTAATAGTCATAGTAGTTTTGATCCTATGATTCGAATGAGTAATCTTTGCCAAGAAATTACATTGCCAACTACACCAATACAAGGGTTAGATGATGCATCGGGAGAGATAGCTTTATGCATTCTTAGTGCTATCAATGTTGGCACCTTGCGAAATTTAGATGACTTAAAGAATCTATGTGATCTTGCAGTCCGAGCATTAGATCAGATTATTGATTATCAACGTTATCCAGTTAAAGCCGCAGAATTGTCAACTAAATCTAGACGTAGTTTAGGAGTAGGATACATAGGGCTTGCACATTACCTAGCAAAACGTGAGTTACATTATAATGATGTTGAATCAGCAAAAGAAGTCAATAGATTGTCTGAAGCATTCCAATATTATTTAATTTTAGCAAGTGTTGACTTAGCAAAAGAGCAAGGACCTTGCTCTGCATACGATGATACAAAATATTCAAGAGGTATATTACCAATTGATACTTACAAAACAGATGTTGACGAATTCCTAGGAAAAGATTTGCAGTACGATTGGGAAGAGTTACGATTTAAGGTAGCTAAACATGGAATGCGTCATAGCACATTATCTGCACAAATGCCGTCAGAGAGTTCGTCTGTTGTTAGCAATGAAACTAATGGTATCGAACCTCCTAGGGCATATATGAATACTAAGAAAAGTAAAAAAGGTCCATTAAAGCAAATTGTACCTCAGTATAATAAACTTAAAAATCATTATAGCTTTTTATGGGACGAAGGTGTTAACGAAGGTTATATCCGTATTGTTTCAGCAATGCAAAAATACTTTGATCAATCAATTAGTGGTAATTGGAGTTACAATCCTAAATTTTATCCAGATAACGAAGTACCAATGAGTGTCATGTTTAATGACTTATTAACCACATACAAGTATGGCTGGAAGACAAGTTACTACCAGAATACTTACGATTCAAAAGGAGAAGATGAAGAGATGTTAGACGAACTTGAGATCTCCCAAGAAGTAATACCGGCATTTTCAATAACCATTGATCAAGAGGAAGAAGAGTGTGAAGCATGCAACATTTAAAAACAACTGTATTCAACAAAAACAAAATTGATTATACAAAACAACCTATGTTCTTTGGAGAACAATTAAGCTCGCAACGATTTGATGAATTTCGTTATCCGGTATTTGATAAGTTAACACAAACACAACTTGGATATTTTTGGAGACCAGAAGAAGTTAGTTTGCAAAAGGATCGAAGTGATTATTTAAATTTTACAGATTCTCAAAAGTTTATTTTTACAAGTAATTTAAAATATCAAACATTACTTGACAGTGTTCAAGGACGCGGACCAGCTCTTGCATTTGTGCCTTATTGTACTTTACCGGAGTTAGAAGCATGTTTAATTACTTGGGATTTCTTTGAAACAATTCATAGTCGTAGTTACACACATATTATTAAAAATATTTACCCTGATCCTAGTGATGTGTTTAACACTATTCTTGATGATGAGAAGATTGTTGCTAGGGCAGAAAGTGTAACAAGAGCATATGATGATTTTATTAATGATGCTCAATATTATACTGCTACTGGTAAAGGAGATCTTAGAGAACTTAAAAAGAAACTTTACCTAGCAATGGTAAATGTTAATGCGTTAGAAGGTTTGCGTTTTTATGTTTCCTTTGCATGTACGTTTGCATTTGGCGAGTTAAAAACAATGGAAGGCTCTGCTAAGATTGTTAGTTTAATTGCTCGTGATGAAAGCCAGCATTTAGCAATTAGCACACATATTATCAAGAATTGGATTAAAGGTGATGACCCAGATATGGTTTCTATTGCAAAAGAGTGCGAAGAAGAAATTGGTCTTATATATGACAAGGTAGTAGAAGAAGAAAAAGAATGGGCTGATTATTTGTTTACAAATGGTTCTATTGTTGGATTAAATGAGAAATTGTTGCATATGTTTATTGAGCATATTGCAAACAAGCGTCTTAAAAGTTTAGGATTAGCAACAAGATATGCTCAAAGTCCTAATGATAATCCATTACCTTGGACATCACATTGGCTTTCAAATAAAGGTGTACAAAATGCACCTCAAGAAACAGAGATTGAGAGTTATGTTATTGGTGGCATTAAGCAAGACGTAAAAGAGGATAGTTTTAAAGGATTTAAATTATGATAATATCATCAAAGGCGAGAACAAAAGGAGACATTGTTTCTATTAAATTAAGTAACGGCGAAGAGCTTATTGCTAGTTGGTGTGAAGCAAGAAGTGATGTATTAATTATTGATAGACCAGTTTCATTGTCAACAGGGCCAAATGGTGCCCCGGCATTAATGCCTTTTTTCTTAACAGCATCACCTGATGCAACTCGAGATATTGAATTGAATAGGAATTTAGTTGTTATGATTGCAGATACAGATAAGCCATTAGCAACTCAATATACTTCAGCAATGTCAGGAATTATACAAGCACCGCCTTCCCCAGGGGTAATAGTTTAATAAATACTTGTATGACAGAAGTTCACAGAGATACTGATTCAAGGATATGCGGTGCGGCAACAGTAGTTGCTGGTAATTCGACAGTGTTTGTTAATAACTTATTAGCAAGTGTTGATAAGGATCCAAATAATCACGGCGCCGGCAATATTATTGCAAGCACAAAAAATGTTTATGTAGAAAATGAATTAATTGTTGAAAATGGTGACTCTGCAAATCCTGATAAAATTTGTCCAATACCACCTCACTGTGAGCCAAGTACATCATCGGGTTCTCCTAACGTGTTTGTAGGTAGCTGATATGGTTTCTATCCCAGTAATACCAGGAATTAAAGTGCAAACAGGCGGCATACTTAATAAGTCTATTAAAGATATTATTTGTGCAGTACTATTTGGCGGCCTTGGTAACCTTTTAAAAGGAAACTTGATATGCATTGAAGCAAACATTAATGAAATGCTAGAAGATGCTGGATATGCAAATCTATATGATATTAAAGACGAATTAAGATTACTGCAAGATGAAGTTAAAGCATTTAACGATCACCTTGGAGTATCTGACATTACAGATAGGATTAATAATGCATTAGGAGAAGTACGTTATTTGTTGAGTTTAGGAGGACTATGTCCAGTTCCTATTAAAATTCCAAATATTAACGGAGACATTTTAGATCAGGTTACTGACAATGTTTTTAACAACTTACAAGGTGTACTAAGTGCATTTGGACCATTGCTAAAACCTAAAATCTGTATTGATGCTAGTGGGAAAATCAATACTGGATCTTTTAACCCAGGTAGTATACTTGATAATATTAGGAAAGCATCACAGAATGCATTATCAGCTGGTACATCAATTCCAGCAAGTCTAACTTCTGGATTTAAAAATGAGATTGGTGGAATTGCTACAAGTATTAAACAAGCAAGGGCAAAGGAATTATTTCCTGACTTTAGACATAAGCATAATTTATTAACAGGTGCCCCGGTTGTTGCTGGTGCTCCTGCTATAACAATAGGTCCAAGACCATCAGATGCAGATATTGCCGCAGTTGCTGGATTAACATCAACTAGTGGGCCAGAGTTTGAACTAGCGGCAAGCTCCTTTCCTCCTGCTAAAACACCAAACCTAACTGATGCTACAAAGCAAGCACAGACGTTAGTTGCAAACGTTGCTAACAGTGCAAGTTATCCAATTAACAGTGACAAGAATTTATGGGCTAGGACATTAGGTCCAGAAGTATATGCATTAGCATTAGATGCTTTAAATAATGATGATCCGTTTGTAGGTCAAACAGAAGATGTGTATGATTATTGTGGCAGGGTTACAGGTCAAGTAACCACAGCAATTACAGGTGATATTGAAAGTGCCGGGTTACCTGACATAACAGATGCAGATCTAACTCAAACAGATACCAGTTATAATCTATTATGGATTGATGCACCAGCTCAAAACAGGGTTGGTTGGGCGGTTACCGGAGTTACAGAAGAAACATTGGTACTTGATGAGTTTGATTGCAAAGTACTAACTCCAGCATTATCTTTAAATCCTGAAATAGAAATTTTTAGAGGTAAAACACACCTAATAAGTTTGCCACCAAGTAACCCAAATGTCAATAGTTTGGAAATTAGCAATTATGGCTATAAAGATAACGGTTTAACAGCCGTACGAAGCAGAATTTTGTATAATTTACCGCCTGGACAGGAATTTTTCATATACGAAGCCAAATTAGACAGTAACAGTAATAGAGTACCAGACATAACTAAAAGGTGGTCAAATGGGCTGGTTCGTTTTGAATTCTCTGAGTTCTTAGATGAAGCTAATGGACGTAATGAAGATTTTTTAACATGGGCACAGGCATTTATTCCTGATTTTATCCCAGATCCAAATGATATAAACAAGATAATTGATGCTGAAGGTAGATTAATTAAAAGTAATTTAATTCAAAGTCCGTTACCAGACGAACCAGGAGAGATATGGGTAGAAGACGGTTCAACAGTATACGATAGCCTAACAGGAGGAACTCCTATCCTTATTAAGACCTGGAAACGTGCTATTGCTAACTTAATAAACGGTGAAAATATGCTTATTGAAGTAGATGATACGTTCCCTGATTACCTAACATACAGCAATGAAGATGGAAGTATTTACGGTTTAATAAAAATAACTTAAAAAAGAGGTTGACTTATTGGCATAAGGGTGCTATATTATACATAATGCTACTTAACTCAAAGGATGATATAATGATTAAACTTATAACTGGTGCGTTAATTGCTTTTGGCTTAATAATTGCTTCATCGACAGTTAATGCACACGAATATTCGTACAAACATTATCATAATAGCAATGATACCTGGGACACTAACGGGTATAATAGTAACAATCCTTATTATAATCGGTATTATGCTCAAAGAGATCGCGAATACTGGGATTGGTATTACGCAGACGAATCAGCACCAACATATAACCAACCAATTATTATAGATAATGCGCCTTACGGATATAAGAGAGTATCTGCATATGATTCTTACTGTGGTTGTAATATAAGTGTTCTTGTACCAATTAGGTAAATAACGTTAATAAATGCTCGAGCATGTTATAAACTGAAAGGTATTAACCCCCAGATGGAACCTATTAAATTAAAGTGGCTCATTGCACACCAGCCACAATATCTATTTGTCCGTACTGCGAAAGCATTCCGTGATGAGTTAGAAAAAAGATGTCCTGGAGAATTTGACATTGAAATTCTAGATATGAAAACATATATTGCAAAATACAACGAAATTCCGGAATTAAATAACAAACCTGCGTCAATGGAAGGTTTAGAAAAAGATTGGGAAAGCAAAGATTCAGATAACACTTTTACACCAGTCGCCGTACAAGAAATCGACAAAAAGTGGAAATCACTGTTTACCGCAATAAAAGATGGCCGCATTGATATTAGTCAGACACAAGCTACAGTAATAGGATCATTCCTATTCAAGCCTTTTGAAACATTAGATCTTCCTTTCTTGTTTAAGGATCATGATCATGTAACCAGGGCGTTAGATGGTTCAATTGGTGAAAACCTTCGTGGAATGCTAGAAACTGCAACTGGTGTTAAATCTTTAGGATTTACTTACTCTGGTGGTTTTAGAATTGTTGGTTCTAATCATGACATTGCAAGTGTTCTTGAATTAAAAGATACAACAATGCAAACTGTTCCAACTACAACTGCAATGTTTAATAGTCCAGATATTAAAGCTAAGGCGTTTCCAAGGAAAGCATTAGATGTTCAGGAAATGAAAGATTTTGCTAAAGGTGTTAAATCTGCTATTGAGACAACTTATCTAAGATTCAAAGGAACACATATTTTGAAGACAAATCATTCTATGTTCTTAACTAGTATTTTAGCAGGATCAAAATTATTTGATAAGTTAACATTAGAACAACAAGAAGCTTTTAAAGAATCAGCCTATGCAGTGTCTAAAATTGAAAGAAAATGGTCACTTGAAGACTGTGAAAAATATGAGAGAGACGCAGTTGCAAATGGAGTTCAGATAAGAGAAATTACTCAAGAAGAAACTGATATACTTGCTAATAATGCTCATAGATCATATGAACAGTTTTATTCAACAACATTCGCAACTAGAGAAGAAGCTGAAGATGCAAACTTTGTTCATCAAGGTGAGCAGTCAGTTGATGTTTATAACAAACGTAAAAACCTCGTTGAGCAAATACAAGCGGCGTAGGTAATAAAAACAGGGCTAGATGGGGCAATTTAGAATGATTCTAATACCCTGTCTAGCCTATTAGTTTGATAAATAAAGTTAATGTGTATAACAACACATTACAACATTAATGGAAGAAGTACACACATGGCAGAACAAGTAACAGGTAAAGTAAAATGGTTTCAAGACGCAAAGGGTTGGGGTTTTATTAAACCTGACGATGGATCAGATGACGTTTTCGCTCATTATTCAGCAATCAACTCTGATGGTTTTAAATCTCTTAAAGAAGGCCAAGCAGTATCATTTGAAGTAGTTCAAGGTGATAAAGGTCGTCAAGCCGCCAACATAACTCTTATAGAATCAGAGTAAATTTATTTACAATGGCTAATAGCCAGTATAAATAGCATATAACTAATGTTATGATGTATCAGTTTGATTGTTTTGAACAATCAAACATAATAACAAACTTTGCTTATAGAAAGCAAAACGGTTAAAAGAGTTGGTCGATGGAAGTAACACAATTTATTGACAATATTGTAAGCAGATTTGCGAAATTCTATTCGTGGTTTGCATTACTAATGGTACTTTTCGTAGTAACTAACGTACTAGGAAGGTATTACTTTGACATTCGTAATGATTTTGTAGTCGATACAACCTGGCAACTATACGGTATGCTTATTATGTTTGGTTGCAGTTATTCTCTAGGCAAAGAAGCACATATTAGAACAGATTTATTCTGGAGCAACTATAAAGATCGTACAAAAGCAATTATTGACTTTATAAGTTATATCTTATTATTCTTCCCTTCCTTTGCACTTATCACATACATTAGTTTTAACGACACATATGCCGCTATTGAAATGAACGAACGTAGTTCTGAAACAATGGCTCAGCTTGTTATATGGCCAATGAAGATTGGCATTACACTTGGCTTAGTACTTCTAATGATACAAGCCTTGAGTCAGATGATTAAATGTTATAGAAGGATTTTCAATAATGAGTAATGAATGGCTAGCAATGACAATGTTATTTACAATGATTGCTGGCATCTTTGTTGGAGTTCCAGTTAGTTTTACACTAACATTTCTAGCATTAATTTTTGGATTGATGGGATTAGGATTAAGTGTTTTTGATCTTACATATCTCAATCTATTAGGAGGACTTTCAGACGAAGTGCTAATGAGTATTCCTATGTTTATCCTTATGGGTTACGTTGCTGAACGAGCCGGACTGGTAGAGAATTTATTTGAGAGTTTAAAGAAGGTATTGTCTGGTGTTCCAGGCAACTTATACATTGTTGTTATCTGTATTGCAGTATTGATCAGTTTAGCAACAGGAGTAGTCGGAGCATCAGTAACGTTATTGGGCATTATGGCCGCTCCAAGTATGATTAAACAAGGGTATGATGCTAAACTATCAGCAGGAGTAATTGCAGGAGGTGGATCTCTTATTATGATTCCTCCATCCATTCCGCTTATTGTAATGGCTCCCACAATGAATCTTAATATTATTGATGTGTATGCGGCCGCAATAGGTCCAGGATTACTAATTGCATTTATGTATCTAGTATACGTTGTATTCCTTATAAAAACAAAACCAGGGGTAGCACCTATGGTACCTCTAGAAGAAAGAGTAGAAATAGATTTTAAGTTAATTATGTTATTGTTATGGCATGTTGTACCATTGGCATCATTGATTCTTATTACATTAGGATCAATGTTATTTGGACTAGCAACTAGCACAGAAGCTGGTGCGTTTGGTGCGTTTGGCGCCTTATGTTTAGCCGCCATTAACAGAAAATTAACTTTAACAAATATTCAAGAAGCATTATTAAAAACAACCAATACTTCGGCTGTGGTAATGTTATTAGCAATTACATCAACAATCTTTGGTGCTGTATTTGCTTCCTTGGGTGGTGACAAAATCATTGTATCAGTGTTAACTTCTTTGCCCATACCCGGATGGGCAGTAGTTGGAGCTATATTAGTGTTATGTCATATTTTAGGCTGGCCCTTTGAGTGGCCAGTGGTAGTACTAGTGTTCTTACCAATATTCTTACCAGTATTAATTGATACTGGAGTTGATCTAATTTGGTTTGCGGCCGCCTTGGGTGTTATTTTACAAACAGCATATCTAACACCTCCAGTGGCTTTAACTGGATACTATCTAAAACAGGTGGTGCCTTCGTGGGACCTTAAATTAATATTCAAAGCAATGATGCCGTTTATGTATATTCAGGTTATTTGTGTAGTAATATTGTTTATTACGCCTGGCCTTGCAACGTGGTTACCTAATTACCTAGCAGAGCAAAGAAAAAACGTAGTACAAGAAGTACTAGGTGATGATGTCAAAGGCCAAGAAGTTGACTTTTTGGGTGTCCTTGGACAATAATATTTTGGAGAATAAAAATATGAAACGTTTCATCGGAGCGGTATTAGCTACCGCAATGTCATTTGGCATGTTTGCTTCAGTAGCAACAGTTAATGCCAAAGAACTACAGATTGCATCTAGTTTTGGAGCAATCTCAACTTTTAACGAGCAAGCAAACTTTCTCGCAGACAGAGTTAAAATTTTAACAGACGGAAAAATTGATATGAAAATCAGACCGTCTGGTGCATTAGTTCCTTCTTTTAAGGTGCTAGATGCTACAGCGTCAGGTGCAGTAGATGGTGCATGGACGCAATCTTATTACTGGGTCGGAAAGTCAAAGACTCTTGCACTATTTAATAGTCCTTTAGGTGGACCTTACGGTATGGACGGGATCGACTTCCTAGGTTGGATGTTCCACGGTGGTGGACTTGAATTGTATAACGACTTCTATAAGAATGAACTTAAATTAGATGTTGTTCCTTTTCCAGTTATGCCAGCACAGAATCAGCCATTAGGTTGGTTCCATCGACCAATTAAGAATCTAGCAGATCTTAAGAATTTTAAATGTCGTCAAACTGGCGCCAACGTAGAATTATATGCTAGAATGGGTATGCAGACTATCGGTATGCCAGGTGGTGAGATCATGGCAGCGGCCGCAAAAGGAGTTATTAATTGTGCTGAATTTGTTGGCGGTCTCGAAGACGAACGTCTTGGATTTCCTACAGTATGGAAATACTACTACTTGAATTCATTGCATGAGCACTCAAATACTGGTGATTTACTACTTAATGGTAAAGTATGGCGTTCAATGAGTAAGCAACAGCAGACAGCAATTCGTTCTGCCTCTTATGAATCATATCTATGGTGGTTAACTGACATTCAAGCAAAGAATGGTCAAGCACTTGCTAGAATGATTAAAGAGCATGGAATTAGAGTTATGAAAACTCCAGCAGATATTCTGGTTGCTGAGTTAGAAACTATTGATATCATGTTAGCAGAAAATGCCGCTAAGGATCCTTATTTTGCAAAAGTACTTGCTTCTCAGAAAGCATGGGCAAGGAAAGTAGTTCCATTTAAGAACGTAGCATTTACGCCTTATAACTATGCCGCAGACTACTACTGGAAGAAAAAGTAAGTTTAAAAGCATATAACGTTAAAAATAGGGTGCTTATGCATCCTATTTTTTTGGCTATTATTTCTATATTTGTCATAAATGCATAAATACACTTGGATAGAATTCAGTCTAATACCTTATCGGAAAAAGCTGAAAACTTTCTACAATTTTGCAGTAGCAGAATTGTTTTTCTTAAGAAAAAGGAGTCTATAATGACAAAGAATATTAAATGGGTACTCGCACACGAGCCTATCGAATTGTTTTTAAGAGCCGCAAAAGTTTTTGCATCTGAAGTTAATGCAAGAGCAAACGGAGCTTTAGATATTGAAGTTATGACAATGAATGAGTATTCTGCAAAGTATAATAACGGTATCGTTGTTACTAAGCACGAACTTGTTGATATGATTAACAGAGGTGACATTGAAATGTCACAAACTTACACAGTAGATATTGGCGAATATGATCACGAATTCCGTGCATTAGATATGCCATTCCTATTTGAGTCTCATGACCACGCAACTAGAGTGTTCGAAGGCCCAATTGGTGAATCACTACTAGCAGGACTTTCTCAGTCAGCTGGAGTTAAAGGTCTTGCCTTTACATATTCCGGTGGATTTAGAATTATTCCAGGACAAGAAGAAGTTTCAAGAATTGAAGATCTAAGAGGTCTAAAACTTCGTACTTCATTCTCACCTGTTGCTATTGAGACTTTCAAAGCAGTTGGTGCAGACGTAGTTCCTATGGAACTTGAAGAAATGACAGACGCAATCCAAGACAAAGATATTCAAGTAGGTGAGTCTACTTACCCACGTATCTATGCTCTAGGACAGGACAAAGTTTCTAAGGTTATTAACCACACAGAACACTCATTGTTCCTAACAAGCATCTTAATCAACCAGGACTTTTGGGCAGATTTAGGTGAAGAACTACAAGGTATTGTTGCAGACGCCGCTAAAGTAGCCGCTAATTACGAACGTGTAATTAGTATTGAAGACGTTGCACTTACACAAGCTAAAGCTGAAAGCGATGGCATTGAAGTTCGTAGAATGTCACAAGAAGAAAGAGCTCGTTTCAAAGAAGCTACAGCACATGTATATGACATGTTTCCTGAGCTAATGGGAACAGTTAAAAAGATCCAAGATCTTAAGTAAATTCTTTTTACAACTAATATTGAAAAGGCGCCTAGTGCGTCTTTTCTTTTGACCAGTATTTCCGGACGTAAAAGAAGAAATAAAGGTTGACTCTAAGGCAGTATAGTGCTATAAATAGTATACAATGTTGAAGCATAACAAACGTTGCACAGGACCTGGGGGCAGTACCCAGCGCCTCCACCATAAACACTTTTACTGAGAGTGCTTATGATGGGGGCGAAATAGGATCGACTGGCAAGTAGTAGGAATGTGGAGTTGTCCGGATGTAAGCTCGGTTAACGCGAACAAAACGATAATTGCAAACGATAATTTTGCATCTGAGGATTTTGCCCTAGCGGCATAATTGCTCTGGGCGGGAACTGCCTAGAAACAGAAGTGCCATTTAATTACTATGTATTAATTAAGGAGATACAAAAATATGGAAAAAGTTATTAATGTGTATGATGGATTAATTAGTAAGGAAATGCAAAATGAAGTTCATGAATATGCATGTAATCATACTTGGTATAGTGCATTACGTCATTTAAACGATTATGATGCTACACTAGATCCTTTAAACACTGAATTAGGAGAAGGAGAACGAGGCATAATACGACACCCGTTTGGCAATAGTACTGATATGGTGAAAACTAGGCATCCATTAATTTATAATTTGTTTCAAGATATAAACGATAAAGTACTAGGAGGCAAAGCAAATATAGATGGCATACCTGAAGACATTGGCGGACTTAAAAGTATACGAACCTCTTATAGTGACGGTAAGAATTTCTTTGACAAATACGAGTATGATAATACCATTAAAGGTTGGACATGTTATATGAATGCAAAGTCATCAGGTTCAAAAAGAGTCCAACAGATAAGAAATCACAATCCTGGATATATCCATAAAGATAGTGGTCCTGGTTATATTGATAAAAATAATTATGCAACTGTATTGTTTGTTACTAATTCAAAATGGTTGCCAAGTTGGGGCGCCGAATATGTTTTTTATAGCGACAAACAAGACGACGGCGAAGTTCATCCTAAAGGTGGTTATCCCATAGGATTCCCGGAACAGATTGTTGGCCACAAACCTGGTAGAATAATTGTATATAGACATGATCAGAATCATATAAGTTTTAAGAACGCACCGGATTCCGACGGGATGCCTGTTAGAATAGCATTTAGGGTTAATCTAAACGATAATTAAAACTAATTATATGTGTAACTAATTAAGTTACAAAACACACACACAGAAGGAGACATAATATGTCTGATACAATCAAGAACCTTAATGATGCAATTTCTGCATCAATTCCTAAAATGTCATTTAATAAAAATGGCTATGAAATCCGTACACAGGTTTTAGAAATGGCCAATGCCCATGAATGGAACGACTTTCATGCTAAGTTTGGCGCCTGGGAACAAACTACAGTTCGTGCAGAAAATGGCGAAGTAATTTCGACAACGGTACTTCCAGAAGTACCAGGAGTATCCGCAATTCTTGACACAGCCGAGCAGTTTTACAACTTTATTAATAAGAGGTAATCCTGGTCAAACAGCCTGTGCCATCTTTAGTAGATTAGCAGAGAAACCGACGGTAGCTGACATTCCGATTACAATAAAATCAGCACTATTAAAGGGGTGGTTACCAAATAAACCCGCAGAGTCCTACGGTTAGACTCTATTTTTTTATTGCACTATATATTGTTATGCTATCAACATATGCATTAAAGAATAATAAATTTCTAGTAGTAGATTCGGTAACCAACGGAATTTTAACTCTATGTAATTCAGTAAGTTTATCAAATGCAATTTGTTATACTATACCTAATGCAGAATTAATGATAATTGAATCAACTAATGCCGAAATATTAAATCTTATAGGAATGCATGAAAAATTTAATGAAGATGCAAATTTTATTTTAGTAAAAGCACATAACAGCCTAATGCCGTCATCTACTGCAAACCTTGGAAAAATAGTAAAAACAACTAAAGGTCCAGGAATATATGGTATAGAAGAAATGGACCTAGACGACATTACTCCAGAATGGATAGAAGCACGGCATTTTGCATTTAAATTAAGATACGAATATAGAATTAATGAAACAAAACTAATAGCCGATAGTGCCCAAGATAAACGTTTTATGGGAGATGCTATATTTTTACCTTTTATAAAAAGAGAACTTGAGAAATGTGATTATAAAAATGATGAATATACTGATATTATAAAAGATTGGGCTAAAATACGAGGTGTTGATATAAAAACTGCATTTGGTATGTTAGCTACTGAGGTAAAGGAAGAATTGTCTACAATAAGAGAAGCACACAGCACCTGGACTAACAAGGTGCATTTATGAAATTAAATTATGTCTTTAGTACTGAATTAAAACACTCTAACATATATGATGATTATAAAGATATTACGTTATTTCGTTCTTTGTTTAACATTGATGCAGATGCCTTCTTAGTAGATAGAACAGATACAATATCTTTTCCGTTTTCAGAAAACAATATATTTCCAATGCTAACAACGACAACAACACCTTTATCTTGGCAAGAGTGTGCAGACAACAGGGTTAAAGAACTTGTTAAGACTGGAGAAAAATTATATGTAATGTGGAGCGGCGGCATTGATAGTACGTTAATGCTTATTTCTTTTATGAAACATGCACCTAATGATCAAATAGTAGTTGTACTGAATCAAGATTCTGTTAAAGAGTATCCTCGGTTTTATAAAACCAATATATTACCTTCCTATCAAATATTAGCAACAGAGGAATTAATGCTATTAGTAGGTCAGTCTAATTTATTTAACGGATTGTTAATATCAGCTGAACATGCTGATCAGCTAGTAGGATCACCAATTTCAGACTTGATTGTTAAGAAACTAGGAAGAACAATGTTAGGGCTTCCTTATAATGATGAAAATTTTGAGAAATTCTTACTAAGTGCAGGAGTACCAATATATCATATTGATATATTAATTAATATCTACAATATGACTATTGAAAAAAGTCCAAGGCCTATTAAGACTATGTGGGATCTGTGTTGGTGGCACGGATTTAATTTTAAATGGCAAACAATAGCTATGAAATTAGCAGTTAGAATGGCAGATCCAACTAAACTTATTACTTTTTACTCTAGTAATGATTTTCAAAATACTAGCATACAGCAAACAGGTAATGTTTTAAACTTAAAATCAGAATTTAAAGAGATTATATTAGATTATACATTAGATGGAAACTATTGGAAAACTAAAGAGAAGTTTGCTTCATCTACATTATATTACAGCCTATCTTCACCTGCAGGTTTAACCGAGAAATGGGATAGAATTCCTGTAAGAGATCTAAATTTAATAGATTACTACAATGCAGATAATACTTTAAGGAGATTAATTAATGCTTGATACATTTTCAAAAAAAGCAAATATATCCTCAATGTTAGTAGATCAACAAACATTTGGAATACTAACAGTTTCAGTTAGCCCAGCAGTTATTAACGCATTAGCAGAAGGCATACCAAATTCGTCTTTAATGGTAGCACAACTTCCTGGAAAGCACAATGAAATTATAAGAAATTATAACAGAAGCTCAACTAATAATTATATATTAACAACATCTGGTTCAGAAAAAGGATATGCTATTCCGTCAGCAGAATTAAGCGTAGCAAAAGTAGTTCCTGAGCAAGAAATTATTTTTGATATAGAAAAAATGGATAATGTTACAGAACAATTTAATGTATCTAGACAATTAGCAAATAGACGTCAGCATGTATTAGCTTCAATTGAAACAAAATTAGAACGATATGCTGGCAGGGTAGTACATAGTACTGTTGATGATGTGTTTATTCCTTATATGACTACAGAAATTGACAAATGTATTCCTGAGAACAATTATTATACACCTGGTTTAGAAGCCTGGGCAATTTCAGCCGGCCTTCCAGTTAAACAAGCATACCAAGAATGTAAAATGGTGGTAAGTTCTACAAATATTACAATTATGCGTTTACATGCGTATTGGAAATGGTTTATATCACATGTAAACTCATTAGATTTTAGCGACCAAAGTCTTATGCAAGAAACAATAGCATTAGCAGAATTTAAATTACGATCAGGAATGTAATGCAATTAATATATCATCAGGGCCAACGGGTTATAACTAATAATTCTCCTGCCGACCTCATTATATACGATAATATGTGGAAATATGATTCAAATGCATTTCTGATAGATCGTACTAAAACTGTTGACTTCTATTATCATACCAAACTACTACCAGAATATGAATTACCTAACTTTAATACTAGTGCAATTTCCTTTGAAGAGTGTTGCGTTAATAGGGCCAAAGAGTTAGTTAATATAAATGATAAAATATATTTACTTTGGTCAGGAGGAATAGACAGTACATGTTCTGTAGTCTCATTTTTACAAGCAGACGTACCACTAGATAATATTACTATTATATGCAATAAAGATAGTGTAAGAGAATATGCATTATTTTACAATAAATTTATCTTAGGTAAGTTTAATATAATGGCTACTGAAGAATTCATGTTAAAAGCAAGTGCAGGAGTTTTACCTGGAACTATAGTAAATTCTGAACATGCTGATCAATTATTTGGTTCTCCATTTGCAAATATTTTGTTAAGAGGACAACAACGTGATTTATTACTTGAACCATATTCATATGAAAATACTGTTAGAGTATTTGAGTTTATGGGCCTTTCTGATTCAGACACTCATAAATGCATCTATGAAATTTACCACCAAACTACCAAGTTTTCACCTAGACCTATAAGCACTATGTTTGACTGGTGTTGGTGGCACAATTTTAATTTTAAATGGCAAATGATTGGAGTTAAATTCTTGCCTAGGATTGCAAAAGGTAATGTGCTTCAAACTTTCTTTAGTTCTTATGATTTTCAAAATTGGAGTGTAAATCATAAACCAAATTTAACTTCTCAAGAAACTTTAAAATTGGTTCCCAAAGATATTATATTTGATTACACTAAGGATCAAAGTTATTATGATTACAAAATCAAACACCAGTCAACTACATTGTATTTTGGTCACCAAAGTGCTAGTGCAATTGATACAGATATGAACCGTATTAATTTTAAAGATTTTGATTCAGCGTTATTTTACAATCCGGACAATTCTATTGCAAAATGGCTAAAATAGAGGTTGACTTCAACACCAATGATGTGTTATAATAGTAACATAGTTAAAACGAACTTTTAACTACTTTTGATAAAGGAAAATTTATGTCAAAAACTACCCAGTCAATTAAGGCTTTCGACCTTAAGACAAAACAAGGCAAGCTCTTTCACGCACTAGTGCTAGAGAAGCAAGCTCTTACTAAATCAGCAATTAAGAAGCGATTTGGTATTGCAAATCCTACCGCGACTGTATCGAACATTCGCCAACGTGGTTATGCTATCTATGCAAACCAACGTACAGCCGGAAACGGTGTTGCTGTTACTGAATATACACATGGCACACCTTCTAGGCGTATGGTTGCCTTGGCCTATAAGGCACAGGGACTTGGTATTACTGTATAAACAGTAGTTTCATACCTGATTTGAAATAGGAGGTCTCGGCCTCCTATTTCTTTGACATAAGTATCATGCATAGATGCAAGAAAGAGAGATTAATATGGCAAAACGTATCCTAATTATGGGATTACCAGGCGCAGGAAAAACAACACTAGCAGAGAAATTAAAAACTTATCTAGAAGATAATTCTGGTATAAGTTCAGCACCATTAGATAAACAAATTAGAATAATTGAATCACCTAAATTAGATGAATATAAATGTACTGTAGAATGGTTTAATGCTGACGAGATACGAAAGCAATATAATGACTGGGATTTTTCACCTGAAGGCAGAATCCGTCAAAGTTTGCGTATGTTTGAATTATCTAAAAAGTCAGTTTCTGACTTTGTTATTTGTGATTTTGTGGCTCCGTTAGTTGAGATGAGAAACAATTATAAAGCAGACTGGACTATTTGGATAGACTCTATTAAAGAAGGTAGATACGAAGATACAAATAAGGCATTTGCTGAACCAACAGTTTACGATTTCAGAGTTCCGGAACAAGATGCTGACAAGTGGTCTGCATTTATTGGTAAAAAGATTGCAGAAGATGATAGGCGTCCAATTTTTGATTGGAAAAAAGAAACAGTACAAATGCTAGGACGTTGGCAACCTTGGCATGACGGACATAGAGCATTATTTGAAAGACTATTAAGTAAAACTGGTCAAGTAGTTATACAAATTAGAGATGTGCAAGGATGGGAAGGATCAAATCCTTTTCAAATTGAGCAAGTTACTAGATTTATTAAAGCCGATCTAGATCCATTGTATCAAGGACAATATGAAATTCAAGTGGTTCCTAACATTGTGCATATTGGTTGGGGAAGAGGAGTAGGTTACACATCAGGCGAGGAGACATTTGATGAAGCTATAACTAGTATCTCTGCAACAAATGTTAGAAAAGACTTAGGTGTAAAATAGCTTAACGTTTTTTTACTTTTTTATTTTTTAAATCTAAGGCGTGTTGTTCTTCTAGAGCTTCACGTCTTATTTTGTCTATATCATCCATTGGTGAAAATTTAGGTTTCTCTCTTAAAGTTAATTGAGCATGAAACTTTGCTTTAACTGGCTCTTTATCCTGTGCTATATTAAGCATCATAGTTATTGCTTTATAACCATCTCCAATAAAAAGCAATCTACCAGCCTTATATAATTTCGCCTTAGATGATATAGTAGAATCTAGCTCTATATCTTCATGCTGAAAAATCATTACTTTCCTACCTTATTTAAACTGTCTACAACATCGTTGATGCTGGGTTCTGGACTGTTTGGATTGTAGACACATTTAAAAGACCTTGGACATTTCATTTCAATGACCATTTCATGTGTTTTATTTCCGCCTACATATATACAAACTTCTCCACCTGCTGTAACAACTCTTTTCTTAAGTCTGCAAGTAGTATACTTTATAATTTCAGTTTCACCTCGTTGTATCTTTTGCTGTTTAGTGTATTGCTTTTTTTCACCAACTGTTTTAGCACCTGCTAAAGCAATAGTGGGTATTAATACCAATAACATTAATAATTTCAAACTTCCTCCTATCTATATACTACTGTATCCTCTGGTACTTTACGAGGAAGGCAATATGTGGTAATATCACTCTTCCTCATCTGATCTGCAAAGTAATTGCACCGTTGTATATCATAAAAATACATGTCCGAGGATTTTAACTGTTTATCTTCACCTATTCCTAGAAATACGAATAATACAAAAACGTGTATCATGTCATATAAAATTTCAGTGCGGCAAACATTCCTCCAAGTACTACAACGGCAAATAATACCATCCAACCAATCATTTTAAGTCCATCTATCAGCTCTTTTGCTTCTTTTGCTTTCTTCTTTCTCATTATTAGCTCGGCTTCTTTTCTTTCTTGTATTCTATTAGCTCTTTCTTGAATTATACCTGCCCAGGTACCTGGTCCAAAACGTAAATTAATCAATGTGGCTACTTCTTGCATCTGCTCTTGTGCTATCTTAGCATCGATAGTTTCTCTCGCAACATTTGCCGTGCTAAACTGGTCTGCTATAGAAATGTTCCCGCTCCTTTTAGAGTTCATTTGACTATTTCCTTCAAACATCTTATCAATAGCACCGGCTATGTCTCCAATGTCGTTACAAACTTGAATCTGATCTTTAATAAAGGACACGCTTTGTTTGATCAAAGCGATTCCTGCTAGGGTTTCTGCTATCATTTCAAATCTCCTTTCCTAAGAGACACAAATACCAATTATTGGGTTTCACTGTATTTATAAAACAGGTCCACTTTATACGGCGATCTGGTTAACGGTGTATTGGTATTTTTATATAAGTAAGACTGTTGATTAATAGATAATCACATTCACAAAAGGAAATTCAATGAAAATATTGCCCTTAACTGCGATCATTTTGTTCGCTGGTATCTCTACGGCATGGGCCGCGGAAGCTGATAAGCTCGTAATCCCTAAAGTCGATGGAGTAGACATTACAACATATGGAGAAATCCGGGCATATGTTGAAAGCTCAACTGCTACAAACGTTGATACAGAAATCAAATCATCAAGTAGTAAGCTCGGATTACAATTTAAGACACAACAGCCTGTTTATGTATTTGGAGAAATTTCACTTGATGCTGATCTTTCAAGTGCAGACGGAGCAGACGACATTACTACCCGATTTGGTTATATTGGTGTAGGTAATGACAAATATGGTGACTTAGCTATTGGTCGCACAATGAGTCTAGTAGACACATTTACTGATAAAGCAGATGTATTTTACGGAGCTGGTAATCAAGGTGTACAAAAGACTTCATTTTATATGAATAATAGTTTAAAATATACTAATTCATTCAACGGCATTGATGTAGGGTTTCAGACACAAATGACCGATGATGCCGCTAACCATAATTTAGATCTTTATCAAGTAGGTGTTGGTTACAAAGGAGTCGGAGTAACTTACGCAAGAGACGAAATTAACTCTTCAGACTACTATGGCTTTGGTGTTGCTCATAAAATAGGCAAAACTGGCTTATTTGCAAGTGTAACAGCATTAGATGATGATACTCAAGCAAATGATGCAGTTGGTTATGAATTAGCTGGATCATATGATGTTTCTACTAACCTAACAGTACTTGCCGGTTATCAGGATACAGATGTTGCTCTTGATGATGGTAATGCTACACTTGAGTCACAGTTTAAAATTGCAAAGAGTTCGGTATTCTTTACAAATGTAGACTATGATTTAACTACAGATGATGCTACCTTACGCACAGGTTTAAGCTTCACGTTCTAATTTAGAACAAATGCCCTCCTCTATAAATGCATAACTAATAGTGTAATGCGTTAAGAGGAGGGTATTACTTTGCCGCTTATTGAGCAATATCCAAATTATCAATATTTGGAAACAGTCTTTCGTACTGGTCAATTAAAAAACTTAACTGATACGTTTTATCGTAGCAAATCAGTATGGAGAGAACGTAAGTCCGAGAGTTTCTTTGCAGAATGTGGTTGGTACAAATTTCCATATTGTTCGTTTGTTCCTTATTATTCTCCTATTAATCATCACAGCATTATTGGATTAATGCAATCAGAATTACACTCTTCAACAAACGACATAGTTAAAGAATTATGGGTCAGTTTACACAAGGCAACAGAGCATAAAGATTGGATACCATTTGGTGCAGAATTAAATGTGGTTTTTCCTGGCGCAAGTATTTTACCACATACGGATAATCATTTTTATAGTGATTACGCAACAAGGTGTCATGTTGTATTAGAGACAAATAATAAAGTATTATTTAGATTTGCATCAGAGTCCAAAGATCCTAAATTTAAAGTTGGAGATAGTTTTATTTTTAATAATAAAAGGAAACATCATATTAAGAATCTCGGAGATACAAATAGGTTACATTTAGTAGTAGACTTTTTGCCTAAAGAAGTATTTCAGTATACAGAACGTAGTATTCTACCATTTGGCTCTCAAAATGCCTTGCATATATTACACGGACTTCCAACTGAACACAAGTTATACGATCAGTACATCGACCATATAGACGGATTTCCAATACCACGGAAGAAGATATATGGTATCTGACAGTTTAGAACAATCAGTACAAGCACATAAAGATTTCTTTATACCTCTTACATTATCACTTCCTAAAATAGATGTTGATAAACTTAACAACGGGATAATTAAAAATCTAAAACAAAAACATGCGTTAAGTGACAGATTGTGGTTTAATACAGCAACTTCGACTGGTGATCCGTTAGAAGATACTCGTCAACATGCAAACAAATTCCTTGACCAATTTAATTTAGAAGCAGAAACAATGGGTATCTTTATTGTTAATGCAAACACTTATGATTGGAATATACATAGCGATTCTGCTAGATTAGAAACTAGGTTAAATTTTTACGAATTAACAACCTCACCTGGAATTGTTAGATGGTTTCCGGATACTACAGATGGATATGAGGAGATACATAAAAATCTAGACGGTAATGACTTTATTGATTATACTTGGCCTTGGGTTGTCGAGTTTAAACAACAGCATCGGGATTGGAGTAAGATTCCTCTACCAATTTGGTCTACTGCTACTTCGTGTTCAAGTGCATTAGTAAGAACAGACTTGCCTCATCATGTTATACAAGGTGACGGACTACGAATAACAGTAACATGTAAAGTAGTAGACAAAACAACTAAAAGTACTAGAAATACATGGGAACGACTATGCAATCTATTAGCAAAAGAAGAATAAATATATTTAATACGATGATCAACAAGGTAGAGAAATTGACGCCGGAAATTAGGGAAGAGTTATTAAACGACCCGGTTAGGCCCAGTATACAAGCAGAAGATCGTCTTGGAGAAAATAAAGACATCTTTGTTGATGTATCTGATAATGGCGAATTTAATGCAGTAGTATGTGTAGCCTACTCAGAAGAAGTTCCTAAGTCAGAATCTGAACTGTTTAATCTAGCGGGCAATAACAAGATTGCAATTTTTTATACTATCTGGAGTAATAAACCAGGTGCCGGCAGAAAAATAATCTTTGATGCAGTTGACACAATATTAAAAGAAAATACAGCTATTACAAGATTTGTAACACTAAGTCCAAAAACAAGAATAGCTGAAAGGTTCCATCTTAGGAACGGAGCTGTCATATATAAAGTTAACGAAGAGACAATTAATTATGAATATTCAGTGCCGGCGTAGCTCAGTTGGTAGAGCAGTTGCTTTGTAAGCATCAGGTCCCGAGTTCGAATCTTGGCGCCGGCACCATTCTTATAAATATTCGAGGAAATTTAATAATATGATAAAGATAGAAAAATTAGGCCGCGGATTTGATGGATTTGATAAAGGCTTATATAATCTAGACAGTTCTGCTTTTTTAAATCCTAAGCGTATGCTAGTACCACATGACGCATCTTTTATCGATAATTTATTTATTGCAATACTAGCAGTTTCCCAATCAAGTAAAAAAATATTAGACTTAGGTAGCTTCTTTGGTAGCTTACCATTCTTTGTTGAGGGTGCCTGCCGTAAAGCAAACACTGTCTATCAACCAGAATGGACTTTAGTAGACAACATGCTTTATACAAACGAGCTAGTAGTTTGTTTACAACAAGACAAGCAATTAAGTGGGCATTGGCTACCTCAATTTATATATGATGAATGGAAAAATTTACAACCTCATGTTGCCAAATTGTTTAATAACGGCCTGCCACCAAGCACACTTAATGAGTTCAATCAGTACTGGGATAAATTAGCATTAGAATTTAATGTTACTAAACCTAACATGACAATGTACACTGAATTGCACTATGACAAGTATGATTTAGTATCCTTTGATTTATCAGCTGGTAGATATCTTGAAAATAAATCTTTATTTTATGATGTCCTAGAAAACTGTATGCACGAGCAGTCTGTTGTTATTTTAGATGATGTACTGCCTAAGTTTCCGATGATGATGAGTTTATTTTATGATATTTTAACAAATACAGATTTAGAACCAATTGCATTTAGCCCTCACAGGGTTGCTTTGATAAACAAATCATCAAAGCAACAATTTATAAAGAAAGTCCCAGTAGATCTAGAGAATCGTTATTATAGTTTTTATAAGCACTCTAACGAGCATTGGGGAGATTTCTTAGTTTTAAATTAAAGGTAATAACGGAACTAATATTCTTATATAAATAAGAATGGAGATCTACTAAAATGATAAAGGTATTTTTTATATTGATATTAATGCAACAGAATGCACCAGCACAAGACCACATGTATTTACTTACTGAACCTACGTTTAATAATCCTAGAGAATGCTTAACTTATGTTGGAGCAAACCAATACGAACTGACTGCAAAAATGTCATACGAATTCCCTACACAAGATATAGAGACTGTATACTGCCTCTCGAAAGAGGCCTTAGATAAATTAATTAAAGTTAACAATAATAATCAACTTAAGGTATAAACATAATGCAACTACTAAAATCAACCGGGATTGTTGACAAACGAAATACAATGTATCCTTCATATGCAGAAAACATAACAGATGACACTAAGGATGCAGAAGCATATAGTTCAACATATGGATTTGTGTTAACAGGTAATGTTACATTGCCAAATGGCTGGATTGCTACAACAAATGAATATTTTTCTTACACAGATAAAACTGAATACAGTATTTCAGTAACCGGAACAGCAGTATTCTTTACTAGACTAGGACATATGCATCAGAATAACTTAGGTGGTCCAATTGAAGATAGTGGCCGTCTTTGTTATATTGATGGGTGCAGTGATAGCTTATTAATCTATCCAAGTCGTGCTGGAGATCCTAGTGTTAATCTTCTACACTTTCCTAAAGGAATTGATCAAACGTTTCATATCCATCCTAGTGTAAGATTAGGATTAGTAGCAAGTGGTTCTGGTATTGCTGAACTAGCAGATGGAGTATATAATTTGTTAGAAGCTGGTAATATTTTTTGTATTGAAGAACGTGAATATCATAGATTTAGAACAACTGATTCTGAAATGAAAATTATTGCATATCATCCAGATGGCGATTGGGGACCTACTGACGATAATCATACTATGCTTAATAGAACGTATTTAATGGGATCTAAATAATGTTTACATCAGCTCCATCACAATACGGGTTAATAATTGACAGTAGAAATAACGGAGTTCTAATAGGAACTTCAAATATGGACGTTATTACGGCACTTGTTATGCGTAAATCTTTTTATAGATTAGAAATCGATTGGATGAATAATTCTCATAAACAGGTTAAAGCATTATTTTTTAATACCAATTACGAATTTGATAAAACAGAAAAACTATATAGAATGGTATATAATAAAACTCATGGAAATGAACCATCAAAAACTGGTAGACATTACCTTGAACTTATTCCACCTGAGGATGTAACAGATGAATATCTTGCAGACAAAATGGATGCTCATCTAGCTGAAGTAATGTATGCTAATGTATGGCAAAACATCATGTCGTCATTAACTTTTACGCCACCTGAAAATGATATGGCTATACGATTCTATCCTGAATTACGAGATGCAATTAATGAGTGCGATCCGGCAACAAATAGTTATGTACAAGAAATTGTTGAATATGGATCTTTTAATAATTTAACTCCTGAACAGTCGTACGATGAAATATGTAGACAACTGTTGCCAATTAGAAAGCAACGTATTCGTGCGTATGCAATGTGGACAAAGTATGTACCTATAATGATGAATGTAGAATTATTAGAGGATTTTCGTAAAATATTAATAGACGTTAAAAGCAATGTAAGATTAGGGGCAGTATGATGGGGGAATTATTACTATCAACCGTTGCTAGTGCAATTCATACTGCAACTGAAAGAACACAGGATCAAAAAGATTTCTACGAAATTTATAAGGTTATTGCTCCTACTGTTAACTTATGCGATCGCACAGGGCATGTTACGACACCTTACAATTATAAGGTAATGCTTCCTATTCCAGAAGAACAAACTAATGTTGGAACATTTTCTGAAATTTCAATAGCTCGAGGAATTGAATTACTTAATCTAAGTAAAACAACAAATAAACCATGCCTAATATTATGGAGCGGAGGCATTGATAGTACATCGCTTTTAACAGCAATGATAATAGCATCTGAAGGGGATTACAGCAACCTTAAAATTTGTATGAATGCTCAATCTATTAGAGAAAATCCTAGATTCTATTATACATATATTAGAGGAAAGATTGAAATTATAGCAAGTGAAACTATGTTTAGTCATATTAACAAAGACCATATTGTTATTAGTGGTGAGGGGTGTGATCAGTTGTTTGGCACGGACATATATCAAGCAATTGAAAGATGGGATAACGGTCGAGGAGCTATGTTTCAACCATATAATTTTGAAAATGTTGGTGCATTTTTTATGTATAAAGGAATGTCTGAACGAGCCGCTAAAATTTGGTATGACATTATGGACGATCAAATTAAAGCAAAACAACCCTGTGAAATTATAGATTTTAAAGATTTCTTTTGGTGGTATAATTTTTGTTATAAATGGCAGAACGTATATTATAGGCTTTTTAATATGGGTAAATTTATGTCCTTTCCCTTAGATCAAGATTTCTTTGATAATAATTATATACAGTTCTTTATGAATGATGATTTTCAAAGATGGAGTATTGCAAATCCAGATAAGAAAATTACAAAAGATTGGAGTACATATAAGTTTACGGCAAAAGAATTTATCTTTGATTTTACTAAAGATCAAGAATATCTTGATAATAAAGTTAAAATTGCAAGCCTTATAAATGTCTTTAGGACGATTGAACATGTTGGAGCATTAAATTCTAATTATGAATTTCTTCCTCCACATTTTGATATAACTCCTTACAAACTTCAAACAAATAGCTTCTCCTAAAGGCTAGCAGTGGACTTAACAGAGTAATAACTATTAATATGAAGTATGGTATAGACATCAATGACGAATTCTTTGTAGAGTACACACCTTGCACTAGACCAGTTGGCAATATGCGAGATGAAATGGAAATTGCTTGCACCAATTTAGCAGAAGAAGCAGATGCAAGAGATACTCATGTAACAATTAGTCTTAGTAGCGGATTAGACAGCCAAGTATTACTACACACTTTTGATTCTTGCGGTTTGCCATATTCTACAGCTTTCTGCCATTGGCCCGGCTACAATGACAACGAACTTAACAACATTAATATATTAGATAAGAAATATAACAACAAAACTTTAGTTGTTGAAATTAATCCAGACGAACATAAAGAAGAAGTTAACAAGTTAGCAATAAAAACAGGAATACCAGCTGAACATCATTTAATGAAAATGTTCTTAAAGCAACTACCAAGTGAAGTAGACATATTGCAAGGTATTGAAAGTTTTGATTTTATATTCCGTAATAAGAAAACATACTGTATGGAAAGCTGGACTGCAATAGAAGTAGCAAGTCAGCGGGCACTTAGAGAAGTAGATAGGGTAGGAAAAATTGTAGCTATTGATCGTAGGTCAGATAATAATGAATTTACGTTAGCATTATTAAACGATCCTATAGTAGAAGGATATTGCAAGTCTATTAGATATATTGTTGGTAACGGATTAGTAGAGAAAAAGTCTGGAGAAGCACCTCCATTAATTTTTTCATGGGAATATTATGTTAAACCTTTACTATATGGTTTATACTGGAAGGACGAACTAGAGTTATTTCCAAAAGACGTTAGTGCAAATAATATAGATTGGATTATGAATCCTCCTGATAATAGATTAAGACATAACTATAAGAACAAATGTGCTTTTATAGACAGAGATGAACTAATAGCACTTCTTACTGACTTTGGTTCAGATAAGACTCGTAGATGGCATCAATATAAAGGAAAAGTATAATGGTAATAACTCCATTACTAGATCCAAATGGATCTATACCAGAGGCTAAGATAATTATAAATCCATATATCAATAAGAAACTTGGATATTACATTGTAGATGGATTTGAATTTGATTCTAAAATTAGAGCAGGGTTACATTCAGTTAAAGTAAACAAGCCTGTACAATGGATATTTAATAATAAGGAATTTAGAGCTCATGACTGGAGTGTTGAACCAACAGAAACATTAGATCAACTGTATGATGCCCGAGCATTTGATTTGAGAACAAAGTATGATTATTTAATTTTAAGTTTTAGTGGCGGAAGTGACTCTTGGAATATCTTTAAGGCGTTTGAAAGACAGAATCTACATATTGATGAGGTTATTGTTAACACTATGTCTAAAGCAAGTAAGGGCTTAGTTATTGACTCAAGTACTAAAGCTAACGATGCGCCAGAAAGTGAGCATGTAAGAAATACAATTCCTAGGTTAAAAGAAATTGAAAAATTAATGCCTTTGACTACGATTACTATTACTGACCAGAGTGATTATTTGTTTGAAAGCCTAGAAGCGTCAGGTGATGCTAGTTGGGTGTTAGATAAACGTGAAGGATTAAATCCAGCTGGTATTACAAGATTTAACTATTTGCATTTTATGGAAGTTCGTAAGAGATTTGATAAAGATAAAAAAATTGGATTAATAGTAGGCATTGAAAAGCCTAGAACATTAGTCCATCAAGGACGATTCTTTGTTAGATTTGCAGACAGAAGTACTAATATGATTACTGTAGCAGAGCATTTAAAAGACTATCCTAATTCTACTGTAGAGTTCTTTTACTGGTCTCCGGATTGTGTTCCTTTGCTTATTAAACAAGCTCATGTTGTTAAAAATTATTTAGAATTAAATCCTTCAATGCAACAGTATTTTACTAGTGAAAATTCTACTGGTAAAGTTTATAGGTTAATGCATGAACCATTACTTCGTAACTTACTTTATTCAACTTGGGATAAGCGGTGGTTTCAGGCTCAGAAAGCAGTATTAGATTGGGATAGTGAATTTGACCAATGGTTTAGGATTGGGTATTCTGATACCAAAGCATATCAAATTTGGATGGAAGGACTAAAGTATGTGTCTGACAACTTAAAGCCATTCTTACGTTATGTTGAAGACCCGGATAATACAGAATGGAATACAAGTGCAATGAATACGTTTTCAGAAGATGAACGATTAATTGGCATGCGTCCAGATGGCCTGGCACCAGTATTGCATAACTACGAAGTTGGTAGATTGCGAGTAATGGCGCCAGGCTCTAATATTTTTATGCGTTAGTCTTTCTTGAGAGGAATGTTGTTTCTACTAATGTAGATTCTTAAGGCATCATTATTTCTTAATACCTTTAGTCTGGAACTAATACTTGTACTAGCTACTGGAAATAATCCAATATCTTTTAATCCTTTTACGAAATCTGGATTCTTAAACGTATTATTAATATCTTGTTTAATGTTGCGTAAATCCGTTCGACTAGTTCTAGCAGAAGCAATTAATCCAATTGGACTAACAAACGGAAAATCTTCTGTATAAACATCATACCAAGTTGGAATATCTAAACCTAATTCATGACTTGACATAATACTTGTAATCTTTTCTCCAATATGATTTTTAACAGTTGGATAGTTTGCAAACATACAATCAATATTTCCTGCAAGTAAATCTGTTAAAGCAGTCGTTCCGCCTTTTGCATATGGAATCACTATACTCTTAATAGTAAGTTTCTGTCTAAGTACTTCTGTAGCAAGATGTTCACTACTTCCATAACCCGCGGCACCAAATAGTATTTTTCCTTTTCCATATTTTTCTAAATCCGATACTGTAAAGAATTTTCTTTCGTTATTACAAACAAGTACATTTGGCATAGTAGCAACTACACCAATTAAGTTAAAACTATTTTTTGGGTTATATTCTAGTTTATCAAACATTAATGTATTTGTAACATAGATCTGAGCCATAGTAGCTGTGATAATACTAGTCTTAGTTTTTAACATTTGTCTAATTGCAATCTTGCCAGCCGCACCTGGACGATTTACTACATTATACTGATTAGTTTTACTTTTTATAGTATTTGCAATAAGTCTTGTTGTTTGATCACTTGGACCACCTGGTCCATGATGTACTGTAAATTCAATATCTTTAGCATACGCTCCGGTTGATAAAATTGCCCCTATTCCGGCAATCATTAATACTTTTTTAATCACTGTTTTTCCTATTTTCTGGTTGACTTCTTAGTCTTTCTATTGTATACTATATATCAATGTAAGAATTAGTATGTTAACCTTTGGTGGAGTAATATGAAAGATATGCACGAACAAGAGCTGGATCAGCAAATTAAAGACTTAAATTCTTCTAGGGTTATTAAGAAAGTAACACCTGGTAAAGGGGATTTATCCTGGTATATTAAATGGACTTCATGTGCAATTATTCTTGTTGCTGTTATGTGTAGATCTGCACCAGATGTTCCTAAGATATACGATTTGGTATTATCATGTTTTGGATGCCTTGGATGGTTGACAGTTGGATGGTTATGGCATGATAGAGCTTTAATCGTTCTTAATGGAGTACTTGTTGTAGTTCTCGGATCAGGAATTATGAATTTTATATTTAAATAATCTGTAAATTTCGGTAAATAAACGAAACCGGAGGATACAATAATGGACACTAGTAAATTAGCACTTGATTTTAGTCAATTTATCACACCAGGACTAACAGTATTGATTGCATTAGTTGCAACTATGTGGTTTAAAGATATGGCAACCAGAATTGCTAAAGGACTTGCATTCAAGATGAATCCTGCATTTGGCGAAGGTGATCATGTTATATTAGATGGTTGTGATGCAGTCATTGTAAAAATTGGCATAGTAGAAACAGTGTTTGGTCTCTATAGTGAAAAAGGATACACATGGAGATATGTTCCAAATGAAAGAATACCATTTTTAAAACTAGAAAAAATAGTTAATAAACATGTACACTTAGATACTCCTATGGAACGTGCTTTGCAAATACAATCTCAACTTGATGCATTGCAAGATTCTAGAATAAATGCAAATTCTGAAGCCCTTAATAAACTTAACAGTACTAAAAAGAAGTAAATTTAATGTATGATATATCTAAGAAAGACGTTAGAATAATGGATTTCTTGCGAAGGAGTGCTATTGACAACGACGGCTTTGGAAATGCTAAATTTGCCGCGGCAATTACAATTAAAGGTAGAGTTATAAGTTTAGGACACAACCAACAAAAAACGCACCCTTTTCAATCAAGATACGGAAAGAATAGCGAAGCAATATATTTACATGCTGAAACTAGTGCTATTTCAAATTGTCTAAATCATATGGACAAAACTGATATGGAAAAAGCTACTATATATGTACAAAGGGTTAAGAGACCCCCTCAACGTAATACTACTAAGTGGGTTTCAGGAATGGCAAAACCATGCAAAGGATGTATGAGAGCTATTGCAGATTTTAAACTTAAACGGGTAGTTTACAGTACAGATGAGGATGGTGGTATTGCAGTACACAGACGATCAACTTGATAGATTAATTAATAATGCCCGGATTGCTTACAGTACTTGTAGAGAACAATGGAGCAGAGATTATTGGTCTAATGTAATTTACGAATTACAAAAAAAATATAACAGACTAAACTAGGTAGCCCCTTTTATCTAAACGTTCAACAAGTTCAATCCATGATATCTGCGGATCCAGTTCAACAGTAATATTAACCCTATGTTCTTGAATGTCATCTAAATCTAATTTATGAGCTTTATCAACATGATTCCAGCAAGGTCCTGGATCACTTTCAACATGTATAGGTTCTCCCCAATCAGCATCAGGATCTGCTAGATAACTAAATCCACGTTCCATTTTCTGCGTTTTGCTGTTCCATTGTTCAAATCTTCTTTCTAGCATTTTAGGATCATCAGTTCCGGTAGGCCACCAACTTATTTTAGCACCAGTAATACCTTGTATAGGAACATTTAGTCTAGCAATCATAGGAATATCAAACTTATGTGCATCACAATGTGGCTTTGCGGCATGAGCTCCTTTATATCCAATAAACAAACAAAATCTTCTAAAACTTAATCCTAATTCTTCTAAATGATCTTTCATGCGATTGCCAATAGGGCTATTAGCAAAAATTTCCTGATCCATATTTGCTTTATCAAATTTTGCCCCATATTTTTCAAATAATTTTTCTAACGCAACTTCTGCATGTGGCAATAGTTCGTTTTGAGCCCATTCTAGTTCTTCTTTAGTAGGAGTTAAATGAGGTACTGCAATGTGATAATCTAAATTCATTTTATATTGTTTCCGTATTTTTCAATACTACGATCTAATAATTCTTCATAGCCTTTCCATTCCCAGGATAAACTAATACTACAAAGTATCTTTGAATAATACATACCTTCACCATAAATCTTCTGTAACTTATGAGCTCCGTGGCACCATGTTTGATTATTGTAAACAAATGCATTACTATCTAATTCAGTAGTGTCTACATATATTGCATTGTCTTTATCAAATTTAATGTTTTCGGATCCAATTCCTTTTGATCCCTTTCCTAATGGTTGTAACCAGAAAGTAGGTTTAGGATTTTCATCCTGTATCATAATTCTTAAACTATTTGGATAAGGGAGTTGTTCGTTCATATCTCTGTGAATTCCAATAGGTCGCTGGTTACTCCAAAATAGTATCTGACTTATTCCGTTTGTCGGAAGTGATGTTTTTAAATAATCTATAAATTTAGGTATTACAGCAGAGCCATCAATCATTGGTTTAGTCCATCTATCATCTGCTCCTGGACTATCTATTACATTAATTCCATTCCAGTTTGGCATTGTATATTCGTTGAGCTTTCCAGTTAGTTTATGCATACGTCCTGCTTCTTCTGGAGTATCTGTATACCTTTCGTCTGGTTTTAATCTTACAATAGGAGCATTATGTGTATCCCACATTTCTTTAAAAGTATCATCCATAATAATTGGAGGTATGTCTAATACTATAAAAGGTATTCCTTTATATTTTTCTTCAAAGTGTCTTGGATAATTACTATTTCTCATACTACTATTTATATTTAGGCGAGACAGTTGTTATTCTAAACGATAATTATTAGTACACTAGAAACAAGCACATTTGGAGTTACACATTGGCCAATAAAAATAGTAAGAAGAAAACTAGATCAGAAAACACATCAAAAGAAGAAATTGATGCGTTCTTAGCAAAGGGTGGCGTAATTAAGAAAATTCCTTATGGTGAAAAGGGAGATATTACAACTAATATCTGGGGCAGACGTGTTAAGAAAAAAGAGCCTGAAAAAGAGGCATCTGCAACTACTAAGCCTGCAAAATCATAAACTATACCTTTAACGACTATTGCATTAACTTTAAATATACCATGAAGAACATTATATCTTTTACCGGTGTGTTGCAAGCAATCATTTTTGTAGTGTTGTACTCGTTTGTATGGCATGACTACAATAATCCGATAGTGTATATATCAGTGGTATGGTTAGTGCCTGTATTTTTTGGATTGTTTTTTATAAAAGAATCTTCTAGAAAATAACAAATTGGAAAACATACTTTAGACTTATTTGGTTAAGTATAGTTGTACAATTAGTATAGAATTAATTATTCAATGGAGATATAATTCATGTCAGAATACTGGGGTTATCATACACTATTTGACTGTTTGCACGGAGACCTAGAACAAGTACGTTCGGGAAAAAATATCAAAAACTTTATTTTAGAACTGGTGCCTGCAATTGGTATGCAGGCATACGGTGAACCAATTATTGAACATTTTGCTACACATGATCCAGATGCGGCTGGCCATAGTCTAGTACAGTTAATTGAAACCAGTTCAATTACAGGACATTTTGTTGATAAGAATGGTGACTTATATATTGACGTCTTTTCTTGTATGGAATATGATATAAAGAAAGCTCAAAGCGTTGTAGAGAAATACTTCTCTCCTGAACGTATTAAGGTTAACTATATAACTCGACAAGCCAGTTAATTGTGGCTAGAAATATACAATATAAAGTAATATATAAAACAGATGACAAAGAAATATCCATTCTGGGCTAGAGGCTTGCACCATTTGGATCATAGCAATATGACCTATGGATATCATTGCAGGCATTCGTTCTATAATGGTAGTAGATTATTATTGTATGTGTTTACTAGTTACGTTCATGCAATTTTTCCTTGGCTGTTTAAGTTTCACGCCGCACACGGAATTATTAGAATCAACGAAGAATTAAAACGTATGCCACACTTAGCGAAAGCAATAGAAGACATTGCTAAAGAATATGAGAAAAAGGATGAGTACAGTGGCCTGGGGAAATAATATAAACGAAAAGATATCCTTCTTCCATATGAATGCCAGAGGACGTAGAGTTAATGGTAATATATTTTACAGTCCGGGAGTTGACAGATGCTTCGCAGTTGATACATTTGATCCTTACACGGCATTTGAATGTGCAAAGATATTAAGCAGTAAGATGCCTGCTATTGCGGTATTAGTAATTGGTAAAGATGAAAAGGTTGATGTACACAACGGAAACATTACTAATTTTACAGTAAACGACAAACAAATTATAGGTGGTTCTGCTGGATTGTTGTTTAGCAGACAGACTCCTGTTTTTAGAAAAATGAAAGATCCATTCTTAGTACCATGCTTGCAAATGCCTAAAGATTATGTTCCTGGTACACAAGGATACGATACATTTATAGAATTCTCAGAATATGCAAAATTTGTAATTCGTACCTGGCATACTGCAAAGATATTTGAAATGGTGCATAACTTTTTACCAATGGAAGAGTTTGTTAATGATTTTCTTTCAGGGGAAGTTGATACTAGCATGTCTACTCCGGCAGATAGTTCTAATACAGTATCTTCATTAGGTCCTAAGAATGAGATCCGTAGAATATTATATAATGCAGATACAGTAGATGATGCAATGAACAAGATTGCTGATATGTGGAGGGAAAACAATACTCCTCATTCTTATCCTATGCGTAAAATGTTTTACGCAATTTTAAACAATCCAGATTATCCAGAACCTGCAGACTTAGCTAAACAGACTTCACAAGCAGATACAGATTTATCTGGTTACTCTGGGTACTTGCTATGAACATTAATACTATGAATGCAGATACAAAGATTTACTATTCTTCTGTAAATTGGGACGGAGCAGAAGCTAACACTTTTTGGACGGAAACTTATAATGAGGTAGGGCCTGGAGGTAAGTTTGTAATTGATCTTGCTAGACGTATTAATCCTAATAGGTTTTCAACTAGAGATAGTTCTGAATGGACTCTACCTTGGCCAGATGAGATTTTACCTAAGTATAAACTAATACAATATGATTCAACCTATACTGGAACATTTTCAGAAGCATCAGATAGTCAGGCAATGGATTATGCTAGACGCATTGATGAGAATAATGAGAAATTTGCTATTATGTATTCAGGTGGCATTGATTCAACAATCATTACAACTGCTCTAATTAAAAATTTAACAAAAGAACAACTTAAGAATGTTGCTATCTGCACAAGTGTTCAAGCAGTAGTAGAGAATCCAAATTACTGGCGTAAGTTTATATTTGGTAAATTTAAAATTATTGATTCTATGATTAACAAATATGACATGTTACTTGAACAAGGTTACACACCGGTAACAGCAGACGACGGAGATTGTATTCACGGCACTGTATTAGGTCTTAACTTTTATCATGCCTGGGAACAAAAAATAGGTCACAAACTTACAGCAGAACAACGAACTCATGTAAGAAATAACTTACATAAGTTAAGCGACAAGGATACACATTTTAGTGTATTCGAAGATGCATTGGTAGCATATTTCCAGTATGGAGATACATCTTTATTTCCAATACCAACTAATCCAAATCCTGATCCTATGTTTGGGCGTAAATTATATGACAAGTATGCATTAAATGCAAAAACAGCATCTTGCCCAGTTATTAGTTTACATGATTTCTTTTGGTGGTTAATTTTTAATGTTAAAATGATTAACTGTGGAGTGCGTGGTGCTATGTATTATAATGATCGTTATGATATGGAAAAAGCAATTAATAAAATTGAAAATTGGTACTTATGGCCGGCTTATCAGCAATGGTCTATGAATAATAATAATAACGGTCAGAAGATTGGGTTTGGCGCCGGCACTTATAAAAAAGTTGCAAGGGATTATATCTACGAACTAGATAATAATGTATGGTATCGTGACTTTAAGTTAAAGTTAGAGAGTATGGGACAAAATTCTGTGCGACAAACGGTTATAACTGATGTTTATCCTAAACCTTCTCATAGATTTGGAATTACAACAGATTATACTATGTTAGACATTATGGATCCTATGGTTCAATATTATGTTAGGCACCATCTTTCAAATTTTAAGATAACATGGAGTGAGGAGACAACATGAGGCGTAAAGGAACAGTAAAACAAGATGCACAAGGAATGGACGTTCAAATCTGGCACACAGATACAATAGGACAAGAGCCAGCCTTAACTGCTTCTTACTATAAAGCAACATTATTCTTACTTGAAAAGGGTTGGGGTATGACTCCTTATGAACTTGCGGCAAGTTCGCATAGAGCAATATTTTTAACAACTGCAACAGATCCTGAGGAGTTCTTAGGAGGAGTCATTTGGGAATATCATTCGTATAATAGACAAGCAATGATTGTTTTAATCTGGACAGAAGATAAGTGGAGAGGCAGACATTTATATACACTCCTGCAACATGAACTTGAAAGAGAAAGTGTACTATGTGGAGGCACTAGTATTGCAAGTATGGCCCATGCAGATAATGCTCCTAGATTAAAAGCAGGAGCAAGGGAAGGAATGTTACCTCAATTTCATAGATTGTATAAAGATCTAACTCCTGGCTTGTATGAGAGAAAGAAAGCTATTGTTAAAGAAGAGGGAAAATCATGGACAGAGTTGAATAGAGAACGTTGGAAATTAGAAGGCCATATGACGATCAAAGGATGACGATCAAATAAACAGGTTGACATTAAGCTAATATTAATGTATAATACTTTAATAAATTGTTACTGCCCGTAAATGGGTTGTATTGACATAACTGCCCGTAGCTCAGCTGGATAGAGCAACGGTCTTCTAAACCGTAGGTCACAGGTTCGAATCCTGTCGGGCAGGCCAATACAACTTCTAGTTTATAAATAGTACTATGGAAGCACTATTTTTATTTGGATTAATCGTAAAGCATGCGATTGTAGATGTTGGAATACAACGACATTTAGGATATCAGAAAAAACATATATATTTTAGTCCTCGAGCCCAGTTACATTATCTAGGCCACGGCATTGGTACATTTTTAGTATTATGTTTAGGCGGAATTTATATTGCTCTTATTGCTGGAATAATTGATTACATTGCTCACTGGCATATTGATTGTACAAAGACACGGATTAACAATAGATTTGAACTTGCACAAGCTGACTTAGGTTATTGGTGGTTGTTAACAGTAGATCAGTTGTTACATTATTCTACATACTTTCTTATTATTTACTTCTTATATTATTAATTAAATGGCTACTTTACTCAGCTCGATGCTAAATATCGGAGTAATAAGGAGTCAACAATATGATAACAAAATTAAGTTTTAAAGAGCAAAGTTTCTTGTTTGCTCAATTAGCTAAAAACGCTTATAAAGATGTAAAGGTAGCAACAAAGGTATTTAAAGATCTTGGATTTACTCAGATTAAGTTTATTGATGTTGATTCTAGTCAAGCATATATTGCGTGGAATACAAAGGATTTAGTTATAGCATGTAGAGGCACTGAGCCTACGCAATTTGCAGATATTAAAGCAGATTTACAAATTAAATTAGTTAGGCCAATTACAGGACAACCTGGTAAAGTGCATTACGGATTTAAACATAGTGTAGATCGACTTTGGCCTGCAATACAAGAAATTCTAAAATTAAAAAAACAAAAAGTATGGGTCTGTGGACATTCATTGGGTGCCGCTATGGCGTGCCTTATTGGAAATAGGTTTCATGAACTAGAAAGTTTACCATCTGTAGAAGGAGTCTTTACCTATGGTGAACCAAGATCTGGAAACAAATCATTTGTTAGGACTTTAAGTGTGCCTCATCATCGTTGGGTTAACGGTGCTGATATTGTACCTAAAGTTCCACCTGATTTGTTTGGTAGATATAAACACCACGGAACATTACATTACATGAATCACTGGGGTAATGTAAGAGATATGACAAGGTGGCAAGCAACCAAAGATCAATGGAGAGGGTTTTGGAAAGGTATTTTCAAAGGAAATGTAAACTTTTTTATTAACCATAGTAGTGATAGATATGTTAAACAGTTAGAAATGTATAAGAACGGCGAAGAACGCCCTCAAATTTAGAAAAGGTAATAATTTTATGGAACAATCAGGAGAAATAGAAAAAGGTGCTAGTACTTCGTCTCAAACAGGCAATGAAGCTACAGGAACTTCTACTGGAGCAGAAGCAGAAGCTCACGTTCAAGCTGATGCACATGCTGGAACAGAAGTTACAGATTCAGGTGTTAAGGCAGAAGCAGGAGCTCACGTAGAAGCAGAAGCTCATGCGGAAACAGAAGCAGAAGCTCATGCTACACAAGGAGCAATGAGTGAAAGTGCAGAAGGTCATGCTGGTGTTAGTGCAAGTGCTGAAGCTAGTGCAGAAGCATATGCAGAAGCTGGATTTGATGGTAGTGATGCTAGTGTCGGAGCCGGAGCAATGATTGAAGCAAAAGTAGGTGTAGAAGCACATGCTGGCGGAAGTGCAGATGCAACAGTTGATACCCCATTAGGTGATATTACTCTTGCAGGTGCAGAAGGTGACGCTCATGCAGGTGCTTATGCAGAAACTCATGCAGGTGCAGAAATTCATGCTAGTGTTGGAGAACACGGAGTTGATGTAGGTGCCGGAGCCATTGCTGGAGCAAGTACTGGAGTAGATGCAGGGGTATCAGGAACAATAGACACACCAATTGGTTCTGTTGGTGGCGATGCTACTGCTGGAGTTAGCATTGGTGAACAAGTAGGTATTGAAGGTGAAGCTCATGCAACTATGAATGATGGCGTAGTTAGTGTTGGCATTTCCGGAGAAGCCGCGGTGTTAATTGGTATTGATGCAGATATTGATGTTGAAATTGATACAACTCCAATATTAAATGTAGGTAAGTTTACATATGATGTATTAACTCATCCACAAGAAGCAATGACTCAAGCCAAAGGTATTATTCAAGATGCACAGCAACAATCAGAAGAGGCTATTAAACAAGCTGACAAACTTAAAGCAACAGTTATTAAAGCCGCAACAGACGAAGCAGATAGAGTTAAGAAGGCCGCATCTCATGAATTGAAACATGTTGAAGAAGAGAGTACTAAGATTATTTCTGGTGCAGAACAGGCCGCAACAGCAATAGCAGAAGAAACTGCTAGAGTAGCAAAAGAAGCTGTTGAAGCATCTAAGTTAGCTGTAGAGAAGGCAAAAAAAGAAGCCCAAGAAATTGCAAATGCCGCTAAAGAACAAGCTGAGATTGCCCAGGCAAAAGCACATGCGGCCCAAGTTGAAGCCGAGCATCAGGCAAACCTTGCTAAACAATTAGCGGCTGAAACAGCCCGTAAAGTTCAAGAAGAAGCTCAACGTAAAGCAGAACAAGCACAACAGATGGCACTAGCGGCTAGGAGAGCATCCGAACAACAAGCACAACAAGCCGCCGCAATGGCACAACGATCTGCAAACGCCGCGGCAGATGCCGCTAAGAAAGCATCTAGGTCAGTTAAAAAATTCTTTAGTGATATTAGATTAAAAGAAAACATTGAACCAGTTAAGGTTGAGAATGGACTTTCTTGGTATTCTTATAACTATGTATGGGATAGTGAGACAAGACATACAGGTGTTATGGCTCAGGACTTACTAGGCACAAAGTATCAAGATGCTGTTAGTGTTGAAAAAGGACATTATATAGTTGATTATGGAAAACTTCCTAACTAGGAATTTTTAAATCAGCCCATGGTTGCGTGAATCGTAATGATAATAGCAATCGTGGGCTGTTACCATCCCAATTAATAGAATGTAAAATATCAGTCCTCACAAATGAAGATTCTTTGTTTAGTTTAGCCAGTGTATTGCATTTATAATCTGGTTCACCTAATAATTTATATTGCCCCGCTCGACTTCTTTCTATCCCACCTTTAGCTTGTAGGCGTTTTGCCGGCACCCCATTAGGTCTAGGAAATTCAGCAACTCGCACCTTCCAATGATCTCTATCACAATTCCACCAATTCATTTCTTGATTTTCTTCTCCACTTAATAGGATATTAAATCGAACTGGTATATTAATTTTATCACCACTATATCTATCTGGACCAGTAGTATCAATATGAGGATTGCCTCGAGGATCATCTAATGGCTTATCGATAGATTTATAAATAAAAAAATTCACCTCGCCATCGGTTAATCCATATGTTTTAGTGAATGCATTAATTTCAGTATATGCCTTTGATTTTTTCCATGCCTGAATCATATCAGGTTCAGGAGTTATCAAGGCCGCATCAAGAGGAGCATTGTCTTGGTAATCCTTTACCATCGGAGCAGTTATGTCCTGTGCCCATGTCCATGATTCATTGGAAAGGCTGAACGAAACGGTTAAATAAGGTTGTTCCATATGCATATTTATGGTTGACTTTAGTTTACATATACCGTATAATAGTAAAATAGCGGGTGTCGTATAATGGTTATTATAAGAGGTTTCCAACCTTTTGATGTCAGTTCGATTCTGTCCACCCGCTCCAACTTTAAGGAATAAAAATGAAAAGTTCAATAGGTATTGTCCACATTGATGTAGGCATTAATAAAAAAGAAGGCAAATGGCTTGGCGCCTGGACACCTAAGAATCCAGATGCAGTCGCTCAACTATATGATGAACAACCTTCAACTCATCATATTACTGCTAACAGACGAGAAGAGCTTGAACGCAAACTAGATAAAGCATTGCGTCTTGCTTTTCCTAAAGCAAATTACATTGTTCAGCATCGTGAATCTCGCACAGAAGCAATGGATCCGTTAACTGGTTATATTAATGCGTGATACTAAGCATGAAGAACTTGGTATTGCAATATTACATAAGCTCGTAGGTTGGTTAATGGTGCTAGGCATGCTAGGAGTACTAGTTGGATCACAGATCTGGGTATGGGTTACATATAGTGCCACTGGTTGGTCTCTGATACTATTTGAAGGATTGTGGTGTGTTGGATCTGCGGTATTTTTGTCTATAATTATACAATTAGCTACAAAAAACTTGCCTCCTAAGCAAATTAATTTGGAAGTCATTGATAAACAAGACTAATTTTCTGTACTTTTATGCAGAAAAAGGTTGACTTTAGGACCATAGTGTCGTATACTGTATATAATGAGGAATTAGATACACAACAGGAGACGAATATATGGCTTTTATTAATGCAAAAGATGTTCAAGCAATTAGGCAGGAACTTAAAGTAGCCTTTCCAGCTATGAAATTCTCTGTTCGTAAGCAACATTATTCACAAGTGGCTGTTACATTGCTACAGGGTGATATTGCTTTTAATGATTTGTATCGTACAGATGCATATGGTAAAGACAATTATGTGCAGATTAACCAGTTCCATACTAACATGTATGGCGAGCATAAAGCATTTTGTGATAACGTCCTTGACATTATTAAAACGGCTCCAGCTCGCGGAGAAGGTTTTCATAAAGGACGTGGTTGGTTTGATGAGAGCGATTCACAAAGCGATTATTTCCATACTGCTTTTTACATCAGCTTTAACATTGGAGCATGGGATAAGCCTTACTTACTAACTCCAGAAGGTCAAAGAAAAAGTTTAAAAATTAAACTTCCTAAAGCAACAAAAGAAGTTGAAACTTTAGAACAGTTAGTTGGTGCTGATATGGCAACTAAATTACGTGAACTTGGAATGATAAGGGAAATAGCATAATGAATATTAAATTTAAAAACTTAGTACTTGTAATCGCAGTCGCTGGTGTAGTGACTGGTTGCCAAACAACTAAGTCTGGATCAGCTAATTCTGCTATTTCTTATAATGGAGCAAGTCCTGTTGTAGTTAACGATATTGACGATAAAAAGGGGTATCTAACTAAGCGAC